CCTAGAGTCTGGATTCATCTCTGCAAAGCGAAGGAACGATAATTTGAATAGGTTCTTTTCGCCCATGATGATGGTGCTGTGTGTCTGCACGTCTATGTAGGCTATCGGATCGGCTGACTCTGTAGTTCGTCCTTTTCGCTCCTTCATTACGGAGAAGGTGGTCTCATCGTCCATGGTCACAGATTCCCACCCTTTCAGAGGTACGTAGTGTGTGTACATGCTCGATAGGGTTTTGAACTGATCCTCGGTGAGTAGTCCGTATTCGTATCGTTGCTGTATGTCCCAATGCGTCATCATGCGTAGGAGGTCATTCATCTCCTTGACCTTCTCTGCCGGTACCCGTGCCTCGAAATCATTGACTAGTTTCTGCGCTTCAGCCATGGGTATACCACCCGCTTCTATGTTGTCCGCTACTATGTGCTTGGCCTTGAGGTAGCGAGAGATGGTGTCATAGTCCACTTTGTGTTCTTTGCCCATCCGTAGCATGATCTTCTTGAGCGGATCTAGGTAGTATACTCTAAACTTCTCGTACTGCGCTTTTATTCTGCCGTCCTTGAGAGTGGCCTCAGAGTGTGCGTCACTGGCATCATCTACAAATCCATATTCGCTGGCTGCTGCCTTCTCCTGTAGCCGCTTGAGATAGATCATGGAGTCTTGGAAGGTCTGTCTCTTTCGGTCAAGGTAGGATAGCGTAGTGGAGCCCGATTCGCCTACTAGAGGAGTCTTCTGAAACATAGGCATACCTTCGCTTATGGCTATCTCTCGTATTGCCGGGGAGATGGGGAAGGAGAGTTGTTGTGGCATTTGGCCTCCGTTTTTCTCAGTGTAATCCAAATATTCTTCTCCAGTGGCAAATGCTAGTTCTAATTCAATCCCCTCCACCTTCACGGTTTTATCGATCTTAGCGAGTACTTTCTTGGCTTGGGTAGGTAGGATGGTATCGTAGAATGCTTTCATTCCTTCGCCTCCTACTTTGAGGTCTAGGCCTTCAAAGCTAGATTGTCCTTTGATAGCTTTCACCGCAATGTCTTTACCAACTAGCCCTTCTAATTCAGTCTCTTCTACATTGTTTTTATTAATGACCTGATTACCGTCTTTTAAACCAATAACAAGATATTTACCTTGAATATTCTTAGCTATGGATAATCTATCCACCTGCTTACTCAGATCATACCTTTCGGCACTTTGCTCACCTGTTACCCAAGCTACACGGTCATATCCTTGTTCGGATGCCATACGTATCACTCTTCTCAAAGCAAGGTTTACCCATTGGGAGGTTTGCTTAAACGGCATGTCTGGGGTTGAGTAGCTTATTTTATTCAACCCTCTTAATTCCTCACCTAAAGATTCGTATTCTTTCTGCTTTGCAAGAAATTCGGGAGAACTTTTAGCTTGTTCTTTTTTACTCTTTAATTCATCAAGTTTAGCCCTTTCTGAATCTGTCAATAAGTAAGACTTGAATTCCCCATACTTTTGAGTCATCTCAGTGACAAATTCTAAGGTGTTTTTGACCTCAACTGTCGTTTGAGTTAACTCGCTTCTCCTCTGCTCAATTTCTGCTATCCGCTTTAATACTGAAGCCATGTCAGACTTCCACCCCTTCTTCCTTCCTTCCTGTGCCCAATCACTCTGAATTTCTTCTATGAACAATACCTTTTCACCTCCTACATTCCGGTCATTCAATCGGATGTGACTTAGAATTTGAAGCTCGTCCCAATGAGAGGATTTGTAGCCTGATTCTTTATTAGCCACCATATACTCATCATAAGTTCCTTCTGAAAGTCCCCATGATTTTCTATTCTTATTCCACTGATCAAACGATACATTTGCTGGCGGTCCTGCGCTCACCGGCATAGTCAACAGCACCTCTCTGTAGTTCTCTCCTCCGGGTAGGGTGTATTGGGAGTATTTGGTCGAATTATTTCTGTAATCCGCAAAACTGTCATTGGCTCTTTCAATTGCTGCATCAATAGCCTCACTCTCTGAGTCAGCTTCACTTGTTCCAATCTCCACAAGCCCGTCAATCCCATTCATGTAAACTAGGTATGAACCAGTGCCCTCTTGACTGAATACCACTTTGGTAACATCCTTTCTTGTAACCTTTGGGGCGCTACCCTTCACCACCTCCGTAATCTCCACCTGATTCATCCGCACAAACTCCTGCACCTCTTCTTTGGTAGGTTTCGGGTTGTCTTTCAGGAAGTCATCAAAGCCGATCCAGTTTAGTTCTGCTTGAGATGCGCCGGTGTTGAGTAGCATTGCTTTCCACTGCTCTCCTGTAGCTCGTGGCATGGATATGCCCTGAATGGCTCTAAGGGTATTGGAGTAGAAGTTGTCTGCCGGATTGTTGTAGTCTAAGCCTTCTGTGGAGAATTGGAAGCGAACCTCTTGGGTGTCTTCTTGAGATAGTTGTTTGAATGTGTTTAGGAAAATTATTTGATCCTCTCGGTCAATACTCTCATCCTGACTTAATAGTCTAGTTCTTCTCCTAATCTCCGTGAAGTCAATTCGTGCCGATATTGCTCTGGCCTCTTGTTCACCCGCTAGTGCTTTGTACTTTTGCTCTGGTGTTCGAATTAAATTCGTTCCTTGTCGCATCGTTTTCTTGATTGACGACAAGTCACCCCTGTTTGCGTAAAGGATGTTGGATACACGGTCTTCAATATCAGGGTTTGATGTCCCCTTTATTCTATCGAATGCTTCCTGTATGGATATTTTCTTTTTGTCGGAAACAGCAATTAAAAACTCAAGGGTTTGTAGTGTGTCAGCAATTTTTCTTCTTTCTTCATCCGAAATGATATATGCTTCGGAGTTTTCAAATTCTTGGACAGATCCCCCTCGTGCAAATCCTTCCTCACCCTGAACAAAGTGAGTTAGCTCGTGCAGGATAAGTTTCCGTAATCCTCGCAAATTGGAGGTATATTCCTTGATTGCCTCTCGGCTTGAGCCTTCATGTACGTTTCTAAACCTTCGGGTGTCCACAACAAACCTTTTGTTATTTGGGTCAAAGTAGGCTGCTGCTGCTGGCTCTTCTTTGAAGGTGATGGGTAATTCGCTTGCGTTTTCATAGGCTTTGAATAGGCTTGGATTGTCGATTATGTCGCCTAATTTAAAGGTCTTTTCCTTGTCGGACAACATGATTGTCAACATTTCCTCCGTATCCTTGAATTGGAAGTCCTCCGTTTCGTATCTCCATTTGCCGTCTGCTCCCTTTTCCCAACCTGTAGCCATCTTGATTTTCTTGGCAGATTTGCCTTGATCATCCATTTCCTTGGCCACCTGAAGATTGTCCATGCGATAGGTTACTTCCTCGTAAGCATCCAAGGCTGTTGCTCCTTTCTCTCCTACGATTTGATACCTAATGTCCGGGTTGTTTCCATCGAACTGGCCGTTGTTGCCCGTGGCTGATTTGATTTGGGTTGGCTCAAAAGCGATAATCCACCCTCTTCTTAAAACTACACCATCAAACCCATTCTTCTGATACTCTTTCTTGATAAGATCGGGTCGTATCGATGCAGCAACCAATGGCCTACCTGCATTAAATTCTGACTCACCTTCTATGAATGGATTTTGAATTGACAAGTACAATTCCATGACTTTACTTCCATAAGAAGAAACATTTTCCCTCCCTCTGGATGAGAAATAAAAACCGGATCCAAAATAATGAGTCCCCCTTTTGTTCTTAAACTCATCAAAGTCTGCGCTCGTCCCATGATAAACTATCTTAGGTTTCCCCTCAGCATCCACTATCTTAGAATCCCCGAACCATTTCTTGAACTCCTTGGAGTCTGTGGGTGGCGCGATTTGAAACATCGATCTCTCTTCAATAGTCACGGTATTCGGATCAAATACCACATAATTCATTGCGTCATTTTGTTGGAATTTGATTCCATCAATCCCTGATCTCAGGAGAAATAATGACGCTTCTTTATCTGAACTTAGTAGCTGTGATATGTTTCGATATACACTTTGCCCTGTTTGATTTGAACGATTAAAGTCCTTTGAAAGCATCTCAAGCATCATGTTTCCTTCCGCTTTTGCTTGCTTTCCTATCTTATCGAAATACTCATCAGGGAATGGTTTATCCCATTCTAAAATTGAGTATTGATCGGGTGTTTTTCCTTTATGGATAGATACCTCATACACGTTCTTACCATATTCTTTAGCAAGTGTTTTCTTGTCTGTGAAATACAATCCCCATCCATAGGTACTTCCACCATGTCCTTTACCAATCTTTTTAGAACTGAATTGATCAAACTTGAATGGTGATCCATGATAAGCGTCAATCTGATACCTCACACTCTCCTCTATCTCCACGGCTGCTGCATCGAATACCACGTAATTGGTGGCTTCTCCTCCGTAGGTCTGCACGTTCGGATATTCAATACCGTCAATACCCGCCTCTAGGAGCTTCATACTGGCCTCCTTCTGGCTTCCGTAGTGATTGGTGAGGGATTCGTATAGTTGCGCTCCTGTGAGTTGTTCTATAGCCTCTGCTGCGAATATTCCCTTGCCCATCAATGTCTTCACCTTGGCGGCTTGGGATGGTGTCACGGCCTTGTCCCACTTCATGTAGTTGTAGTTTTCAGGCTTTTTCCCCTTGTGCAAGGTGGTTTTGTACAGGTACTTGTCCTGCTCTACGTTGCTATCCACCCAATCTCTGAATGCCTTCTTGTCGGATAGGCGAATGGTCTCTCCCTCTACGCCTATCTTGAGCGAACGAGTGAATCTGCCCATGCTGTCTATGGCCGATAGCAGTTCGGATTTGTTGCGGTAGAAGTTGATTGCCTTTTGTGCGTCCTTGAGTGATACACTGCCCGGAGGATCCATCGCGTTCTTCTTCAAGGTAGCTCTACTGGCTGTGCTGCCAAATACCTTAGCTACCGTGTCCTTGTTGGTGAAGTATAGTCCCCATCCAAATTTCTGCTTTGATGTACCCGAACCAATAAACTCCGGCATGAATCTGTCAAAGAGTTGAGTGGATCCGTGGTAGGCTTCTTGCTGGAAGCGGATGTCGGGGTTGTTCGGATCGTATGTTCCTATGTTGCCTGTGGCTGACTTGATCTGGGTCGGGGAGAAAGCGACTACCTGCACTATTTCTCCACCATCAATAAATATTGCACCATCATGTCCAAGTGATTTTAACTCCTGGTTTATTTTTCTGCTAGAAGAAACTGTAAGTCCATTTGGATGCAAATCAGTAAGCCTTCTCCCGTCTGGAAGTTTACCGTTTTCAATAATGAGTGGATTTTTAATTGAGGCAAAAACAGGCATTACATTAGGTGATCCTGTATTCCCGTAATTACTATCCGTTGCAAAAAAACTTGCTTGACTTGGTGAAAATGTTAAGTAAACTCCTTTCCCTAAAAGTCCTGAATCGGTTGCACCTGATTTTCTCAAATCAAATATGGAAAAATCGCCTTTAGTCCCATGATACACCACCAACGGCTTACCGTTCTCATCCACTACCTTGCTGTCTCCAAACCAATCTTTAAAGGCTTTTGAATCTGTAGGTGGCGCGATCTGGAACATTGCCATTTGCTCTCCTCCCGCTCTCGCTTCGTCTTCTCTGAGGGTATTGGCCAATGCTTCATTGATACGGATCACGTCCTTCTGTAGTGCGGCTATCTCCTCTTTCACGAGGTTTGACTTGGCTTCCATTGGGAGCTTGCGCAAATAGGCCAATCGCTTGGTGGCCGTCTTCAATTTGGCGTTTAAGTCTTGTCGCTTCGTAGCGGGTAAGTCCTCCGTCTTATTGATCGGATTTCCGAATAGGTCAAACTGGTACCGAACATCATCCCTCTCTTGTTGCAAGGAGTTAATTTCGTCCTGAACTTCCTTGGTTTTTGCTACGGCCGGAAGCTGGTTCAACTGCTCCAATCTCCACTCTAGTGCTGCAAGTTGATTGCCTGTTACCTGTCGTCCTATGGCCTGTTTCTCCACTTCACTGATCCGTTGGAAGGCTTCCGGTAGTTCTGTGTTTGTGCCTGTATTGCTTTGCTTGAGCGCACGGATGTCCACAAAGTTTCCTTCACGTCCTACCTGCACAAATCGTCTGGAATTGATCAATGCCCGGCGTATGTCGGCTTCATCTACAAATCTGTCCCATCCTTTTTTTGCCAATTGGTCTTTGATCCAATTGATCAACTGTGCTACTAGGCTGTCGTCCGCTCGTTGCTCGGCTCTTTTGGCAAGGTATTCTTCCAACACTTCGTAGTATTTGCTGGCTCCTGCTTCAGTGCTTTTATCAATATCAGCAAACTTACCTCCTGAGTATAGTCTCGCTACATCGTCCAAGGTCTTCTTGTCCATCTGTGGAACAAGTGCATCCAATAGCGTGTTGAGTTCTGCCCTCCAATTCGTCTCGTCTTTCGTAGCACCCTTTTCCTTTGCGTCTTTATTCTTCTTGGTTGCCACCTGATCCAACCATCCTCTTAGACCAAAGTGACCAAAGGTTTCGTGGAATGTGGTGTTGGCTATCGATCTGCTAAGTGCGGCACCCTTTGCCATGAATTTAGGATGTGACGCCACCATGACCACAAATCCGTTAGGGTATTGAGGATACTTTGGACTTGGTGGTATGAATGCTGCTGAGAATCCATATACACTACCCTGTCTAGCCATTCTACGTGTGAGGTCAGGCATGTTCACCGCTAGATCGAGGTGTGATTCGTACACAATGACCTCCGGTGGGTTCTTGAAGTTGGTGAATAGCTTCTGTACGCGAGTCGCTACGTTCTGCTTGTTGCTCTTCGCATCCGGGCGCATGAGCCTTGTAGTAGCATTGGTTTCGTCTGTCCCCTGCAATACAGGGAGCATGTCCAATGATGCTTGGATGGAAGACCGAATGGCAGCTTGGGTAGGTGTCTTTTGCTCAAGTATTTGGAAAAGTGCCACACCCGTTTCTGTTTCGCGCTGTTCTAGCGTGTTGAATAGCTGGTCAAATGCTTCATTGATCTCAGGTGATTCCTCCTTCAGTGGATACGGATAGTTCTCCAAGTCCAATCCTGAATGCTGCAACCATTCGCTCGTTTCCTTAAAGTTGGCTAGGTAATCGTTTTGCTGAGATGTGGCCGCTAGTTTTTCAATGATGTAGTTCTCGAATGAACGGGCACTCATCTCTATGGCTGTGCTCCAATAGTCTTTTGATCGGCTAGTATCCAGTTTTTGTGATCGTTTCCTTAGTCCGCTTTTTCGGATGGTGTCCATTACACCTTTGAATGCATCAACCGTCTCCTTTCGTATCCTGGTGTCGTCCTTAAATCCGTCCGGTGTTCGTACCACGCGCACCTGTGGATTATCTGTAAGGAATCCGCTCGATTCACCTCTCTTCTTTCCAAAGTAGTTGTCCATCGCGTGCCACCACTCGTGGGCCAATGATCCTGCTCCTTTTGTTTTGGTCAGGTTGATTACTACTTTGTCTGACTCGTAGTGAGCCATGGCCTTTCCGCTACCTCTTGCGCCAAATGCTAGTCCAAGTCCTCCATTAAGGGAGATTGCCTTGGGTGATACATTCAGGGCTACAGCCATGTCCATCAGCGCGTCATAGGCATCATTGACGCTCTCCTGACGTGCCTTTCCTTCTACCCAATTACCAAACTCCACACCTCTAAATCCAAATGTTTCCATGAGTTCTTTGGAGGTGATGTTTCTTCCCTTCCTGTAGTCGGCACCTATTCGCGTCCGGTTGTCTTCTCTTCGCTCCTCTACCTTGATTTTGAGTGCGTCCCACATCTCTTGTAGTTGGGCTGCATTCTCTTTTCGGTATGTGTCCGCTTCCTTGGCTGTTTTAAAGCCTTGCATGAGGCGCACTACATCTTTGTTCTTCTTCTTGCCTACAAAGTATTCCTTGGTCTTTCGATCTTGGTATACGTCAAATGTAATCGTGCTCTTGCTTTCCTTTTCTTGATTGTTCTCAAGGATTTTCTTCAAGGATTCGATGGCTTGCTCTAGCGTCTCATGGTCTTTGCTGACGATTATGCTACCACTCACCACCGTGTATCGCTGTGTGTTGCCACTGCTTGTGAATTTCTTGATCTCGTAGTTTCCTAGATTAGGAATGTTCTCAGGAAATCCAAGTCCCTTGAGGGTTTCGGCATAGATTCGGTACGGTTCTGCGAGTAGGGAATTAGACTTCAAGATTGCTCCGTGGAAGTCCTGCTTTTTCTCTACTATCTCGGTCACGGTTTTGATGGCCGATTCCACGGTCTTCACCCATTGATCCAATCGGTATTTCTTGCGTGGCTTTGGTGGTATGCTCTTGTAGAGGAATCGTAAGGAAATCGCACCTTCTACGGTGATGGTACCATCCGCGACTAATTTCTGATAATCAGGCTCAGGAAATACCTTGGATAGTGGCTTTGTGCGTATGTCTTCTGACGTGGCACTATTGAGTGAGGCCACTAAGTCCTTCTTTGCACCACCTATTTTCTCTCCGGCATCTTGGAGATTGGAGAGGTCTACTTTTTCGGAAGGTTCTGCTGGGGACTTCTCTGTTATTGGTGCTCCTTTGTCATCAAGCGGGGTAACTCCTTCCGCTTGTACACGCTGTTCACTAGAGAAAGCTCCATACTCCTCTTTTTTAAACATCGCGTCTGGATCAACCTTTTCAATATCTACATCTTTAACATAAGCATTAATGTCTTCAATCTCTCCTTCATATAAAGATTCAGATTTTGCCGAGCCGGGATTGCCATAATTGCCTCTTTCGTATTCAATCTTTGCAATAGAAACTAGCTCATTATACTTTTCTTGAATTGCGTTTTTGTCCAGATCGCCCTTGACATTTCCTTCTTCATCGTTTATTAAGTCGTACAATTCATTTCTCAACTCATCCGCTCTCCACGCTCTTTCGGCAGATGGTCGATTAGTGAAATCTGGACGTGAAACCTTTCTTGGTTGATCTGTATATCGCTTGTTTAATTCATTAGCCTTATCAAACAATCTACTTGCTAGTGCTTTTGGTACTTCCTTGCCGTTTTTTGTTACTGTTCTATCTGCATTTATAACATACGTCCCCTTATCTTTCCCCTCTTTTATAGTCAGCTTTGCGGATTTAGGTAGGTTATCCACATTCAATACAGCCTCATCATCTTCAAGGTATTTTTTATCCAACTTTCTGGATTCCTGCATAAGTGGCTGAAGAGTATTCACCATCTTTGATAATAAATCCTTATCACCTATCTTGAGTTTATTGAGCCTCTTTGCTGCCTCTACCCATTTGCCTTTAGGTATCTCATCGATGTAATACTTTGCTACAGTGTACACTGAATCCTTGCCGCCATTGCGTATTCTACTTAATGCCTTGGCTATTTCCTCGGTCCCATCAAGAAGGGGTGTTTCTGGCTCATTTGTTTCCGCCTTCTCGCCCTTCTTATCATTTGCGCCCTGATTCGCTTTTTCTTCTTTCTTGGAATCGACTTGAGCAACTCCTTTATTATCGGGCTGTGGTACTGCTCCATCTGGTGTGTTAGGTTGTTGGGTATTCGGAATATTGTTTTCTACAAAGTCTTGTAGAATAACACCCATCCGGCCTCCCTTTGTGCTTTTAATTCGAACACTTTCTCCTGTCTCTTCATTGTACAATTGGACATCTCCGTTTGTGTCCCTACCTACTTCAATCCAACCGTTACTGAGCCTTTTGACTCCACTTTTCAATGCACCTTTTTTGTCAGAAACATAAATTCCATTTTCCACATACTCCTTTGGTACATCTACCTTTTCGATAGAAATACCGTCTTTCATACTTGGTGTATCTGTCAGTTTATAACCTCCGACATTTATGGTTCGCTTATTAGCAGGAGCAACCTCCTCGGCTGCCCCTTGTTCTGCTTGTGGTGCTAGTTCTTGAATAGTCCCGGAAGGAACGCTTGGTTTTCGATCTGCTTTAGAATCTGGTTTGCTTCCTCCCTCTTCTCCTTGCTTGGCCAAATCAATCCGTCCATCTCCCTCTCCATCATTGCCACCGTCCTGCGCTGATTCCTTGCGCCCTGCCTCATCTCCCTTAGCAACTTCCTGCTGTTGTGCTTGTGCATCTCCGGCTTCTTGCGGAGTGGCTTCTTGAATCGTTCCATCTACTAATACCCCTTCTTCCTTGGTGTCGGCTTTGGCGCTGGCTTTTTCACCTGCGGCTTCATTGGCGTTTTGGTCATCTTTTTCATTTTCGTTTGCGTTTTGGTTAAAGTTTACTTCTCCGTTTTCATCGAATGGCTCGGCTTGTTGGGCTTCCTGTTCGACAATTTCTTCTTGCGCCGGTACCACGGATGGCACCTGAGCGGCTTGTGCTTCTTTGTTGGCCGTGCGTATAGCATCAAAGGATGCGCGTGGTATCGTCTCGATAGTTGGCTGAATGTTTTTTCCATCCACATCCACCATGCCTTCACCTATTTCTATGCTCACATCTCCCGTCTGAGGATTGTAGCCTACTACCTTGATGTTCCCAAGGTTGGGATCAGCGTACATTTCGCCTGTCTGTGGAGGAGTTAGGTTGTCACCTTCAGGTATGTATGCCACTCCGGCATTCTCGCGCTCCATCTGCTTCACCTGGTCTACAGACACAGCTTGCTTGAGGTTGCTTAGACGTGAACGTATTACCGTTTTTGTCTGTCCTGTTTCCGGGTCAGCGACAACAAACGTGCGATCATCTTTTCGTCCAAGGATAAATACTGGCACTCCGTCCATCTCTGCTGGCATGATGAATTTCTGGCCGTCTACCTCGAAGGTCATTCCTTCAAGTTGCTGGTCTACTGCTTGGTCGATTTCTACCTGTGCTTGCTGTGCTAATTCTACCCTAGAATTTTCTACGGCAGCACCCTCAGATACTTTTCCTTTCAGGATGTTGTCGAATTGCTCTGCACTTAATTGGTACGTCTCATTAACCTGGTCGGCCTTGATCTCTAGGGTATTGCCTTCAGGAGACATTACCTCGTATGCGTCAACACCTTCTTTGGTTTTAATCCTCCGGAGTACCTCAAATGCATTGCCCTTTGACTCTACTACCAATACACCCCCCTGCTTCTTGCGGCGCTCCTGGTGAAATTTATTGTTAGCCTTGTACGATAGTGGACCTACTGCACCTGCCATGACTGCACCTACTTTGTAGGAATCAATCATGTTCTTGAATATCTTATTGACATCCGACTTGTCTTCCAGTGATTTGTAGGCGTTCTCAATAGACTCCTGACCAAGTGATGCGAGTGCTTCACTGAATCCTTCTTTGTTGGCTGTGAGAGGAATCTCCCTGATCATCTTGGCATATTCCCTTGGATTAGTTCGCTTGAACTGCTGAAGGACTGCCACACCCATTCTTTCGGCTGCTTCAGGGCTGATTTGGGTAGCTGCTCTTTGTAGGAGTTGACCATTTCTTACCACCTTACCACCAAATCCCATTCGCTCAGTGAAGTATTCAACGGCTGCTGTGCCCACTGCACCGGAGTACATGCGCATCAAATCCACATCCTCACCTTTTCCGGCTTGATAGGAGCGGTAGTTGTCCATGTAGTTTCCTGCTGCGGATGCTGAGAGTGCTGCAAAGCCTGTATTGGCTATTTTACCTCCTAGTATCGGGTTATAAAGCGACACAGCCACACCTCCTACGATAGGCACAAATGATGGCGCTGCTGATCCAATGAGTTGTGCTGTCTCTGACTCAAATTCATTTACATCGTACTTGGATTTGTCCATGGACTTTTTGAACTCAGCATGTGATTCATCGAGTTTCTTGTCCCATTCCTCACCTCCAAATACTTTGATGAGCTCTGTGCCGGTGGCATCAATACCTGTGCGCATGTCGAGTGCGCTATTCACGAATGATTTTAGAGTGGTCTTTACGGCAGAAGGTGTCTGCTTGAACTCCTCTATCTTCTTGTCTAGGTTCCAGTACATCGGATCCACACCACCTGTTCGTTTTACTTGTGTGACATCCGTTCGTAATTGAAACTGATCTTTCTCTGGTTGTGGGGCAAATCTCTCAGCATTGTCAATCTGAATGGGTTGTTCACCGTACTGATACCCTGCGAGATCATTGTCGATTTCCGACATCTTATCCACAAATTCAAACGAATCAACACTAGAAAGTCCGTACTTCTTCTGAATGAACTTGGCTAGGTTGTTTTTCTCCTCGTTGGCCTCTTTCATTTTACCCATGTACCGCTTGGTATTCAGGGATTCTACGCCGGATAGGAATACATTGCTTCGGTCAAATGGAGATGCGATTGGTTTAATGGCCTCAACTTTCTCCGGGTTGAATACCTCAGATGGATTGTAGAAATCCAATCCCACGGCTGGTTTACGGGCAGGAGTACGTACCACGTCTTGCTCCATGACGGGCATGAATAGTTCGCGCTGCTTTTGTTGAGGAGTTGGCTTTAGTGGCTGTGATGATGGAATTGGCTGTGCACCAAGAAGTACATTCAAGTCTTGTGATGGTTTACCTACCGGCACCTGACCACTAAACACTTGAGACGGTTTTGGAATTACTCTCTTTGCTTGAGTTGGCTTTGTGGGTGAACCACCTATCGCTACTTTACCGGAGAAAACATCAACGGGCTTTGGAATAGCTTTTTTTTTTGGGTCGGTACTCATTACTGTTGGTTCAGTTTTTTAATGTCTTCAAGTGTCCACTCGCCACTATCGTATAGCTCCTCTACTGTAAATAGTTGGCCTCCTAAATCAAATCGCTTATCAAGCATTTCGGGCATGTACTGGCGTATGTAGTCACGGGCAGACATTCCTTTTGGTGCTCCTCCTGTGGGTTGTACCGTACCCGGCTCGTCTATGTCGTATATCTGATGCGCGGATAACTGCCGTCTCATCTGCTCCTCTACCAATGATTCTTGGTCAATCTTCGCTTTGAGCGCCTTTCCTTCTGGTGTATTCTTCTGAGAGGACATCATCGCATTCCATTCCGATTTCAGGGTGTTCAAGGCTTGTTGCTGATAACGTAGCGCGTCTGTCTTCTGTTGGTAGTCAAACTTCTGCTGATCAGTCGTGAACCTCACAAAGTCGGCACTCGCTCCCTTCGCTCTGGCTGCTATGGCTGCTTCGTCTATCTCTCGTTGCTTTGCTGCAAGCTCTATTCGTAGCGCCCTGTCTTTCTCACTTTCTCCTGCCTTAAAGTTTTGATCCATCTTGTCTTGCCTTGCTCGGAAATTGATCAATCGATCTTGGTTATCCGCTTCCGCGTTGAAGCGATCAGCCGCAAGGTTTTGCTGGCTCCACTGATTCAATCTTTGGTTGTAATCATCATCTGCTGCTTGTAGGGCTTGCATATATGCTTCACCACCACCAATGGATCCGATAGCAAAGCCACCTTTGCTAGAAGCAATAATATCTCGGAGTAGTACGGCACCTTGGGCGATGGCTCTGATCTTTCCTAGTTTCGCATTACGCGCATCTCGCGCTGCATCTCGCTCAGGCATGGCATCTTTTTCCATCCTCGTGGAGCGAAATTCATCTGTTCCGTTAGCTAAAGAAGCTATGGTATGGGCTTGCATACGTCCACCTGTCTCATCCGGTGATGAGGCGAACATGTTGTTGGTACGGTCACCGTAATTAAATGATGGTGCTGGATCACTACCTCCAAATCCCTTCAATTCATCTTCAGGATCATACTGAGGTGCTATACCCCTGTCTGCCCTTGCGGTAGTTTGGTTGTTGAAATACAGGTCTAAGTCGTCACCACTGGCCACATCAGCCAACATTGGGTTGAATGAAAACCCTAACCTTCGCCTCTTATTACCTGAATTGATGATAGTTGCCATGATTGGTTACTTCGTTGGTATAAATGATGAAACCCCATTCAACAATCCTCCAATACCCGATCCGATTGCCCCGGCGTTGGCCGCTCTTCTTTGTTGATCGGCTGCATAGCGCTGACTCTCGATACCAAACTTGGCACCCATAATGTCTTGGTCAATGCCGTACTTAGCGCCAAATAATCCTTGCTGGCCACCGAACAACTGAGCAAGTGCGCCTGAATACTGGCTAGTGAGGTTTGATCGTCTCTGATCTGATCCGGCAAACATATCTCTCATGCTTGCGGATTGGCTCCTATTCTGGCTATCCATCATCGATAGGTAGGCTTCCGGGGAGAGGTTCATCAAACTCGCTGCATTGTTGATTTGATTTGCGCCCTGCTCTCGCTGATCTCTCATGGTGCCGAGAAATGATCTGCCCTCCGTGGTATCGGTATAGGCTTTCCCGCGCTCCTGGTTGATGTCATTGGCAAGTCCGGAGAACATGTTGTTCGTGTCGCCCATGCCGGTGAATGAAGATGCGTACCGATCTTGGTACTTATCAGCATTCTGTATTGAGCGATCAAACATGTTCCCTCGCTCTGCAAAGAGTTCCGGTCTTCTTTTTCTTAGCTTGGATGTTGTTCTGGTTGCTACTGACATGATCGTATGGTTTAAATAAAAAAAACCTCCATTCCCTTGTGTGCAAGGGTTGGAGGCTTTTCAGCTATTGTTCAACTCTAAAACTCAGTTATGAATTTACGAGGGTAAATATACGCATTTGGCTATTTATAGCAAATTGTGATTTGATTTCGATGTGATTGTGGGTATTGCAACTCATTTTTCATCAGTCAACTTGAATTAATCCAATCTTTTACAGTCTAATACCGCAATATTCAGACACCACTCCTTGTTTTAATCCTATTTAATGCATTCTCATACGCCTGTTTTCCCCTCATTTTAACCCTCCACACGTAGTATTCCTTGAAGAAAGTACGGTAGGTATACACGAATGCTGCTGCGCTCAGGTGAGATGCATGGGCTATGGCCTGACTTCCCGTGGTGAACATGAATACATCGAAGGATAGAATACCGATCAGCACGTATGCCCTCCGGCCAAAGAGTTTTACCTTGCCCATTGGCTCCATAAGCACCCACATGGTCAGTAATCCTACTGCAATAGAAGAGGCTCCTACCACTTCACCTTGGCTTGTGAGTACGTATCCTACCCCTCCGGTGATGGATGAGAGAAGAATAATCACTGCTGTGTGCTTCCATCCGAATGATCGCTCTATCTGAACTCCCACGGTGTAAATGGCCACTAGATTGCCAATGAAGTGGAATATGGAGTTGTGAGAGGCTGAGTACGTCAGGTACGTCCACCACTCAGACTGTGCGGAAAGTGGTGTGTATACCCCTGAAATATAACAGATTGCTATAATTAAGGTCAGGATGGTGATGGTGGGTGTCGGTTTCATGGCTTAATCGTTAGTTCTTCCCCTGTTAATGCGAAATAGAGGTTTTGTAGCTGGTGGACGTATCTCAAGTATACTGACGTTTGGCTATCAACAAAACAGTTTTCGCATTCAGCAAACCACAACAACCTGCCCTTCAATTCTAATTTATGCCCACTTGGAAAAGGTTTTGCTCCCAACCGCTCCAACCATTCTTCGGTGAGTAGGATGGGGTGGCACTTATCCAACGCGCTAGCTTGTGGGTAGTATTCCAACCTCTTGAATACACTTGAGTTAGTAAAGCCTACACTCATAGCAACTATCTCAAAGTCTCCATAGGTTTCAGAGTTTATCCAATTCCCTATACGTAATTCTCTTGGTTCTATATTCATTGCTTCTCTATATTTCTTCGTTCATGGCTTTGGTTTTAGTATTCCTGCGGATTGTAGTGCATCCTTCACTGATGCGTAGTAGTTGTTTTGGGTGTTGTTATTCACCTCCACGTTGACGAGTGCCTTCTCCTCGTTGTAGCCTAGCATCTTGCGTATTGCTTCGAGGGACTTCTGCTTGTCATACAGTTTGATCTTGAAGTAGACGGTGGTTCCTTCCTTGTCCTGAACCACTTTGGTGTCTATCTCTTGGATGCAAGCCTTTTGATCTTCGGTGAGTTCTTCAAAGTCCTTCCGTTCCATCCAAGTATTGTGAAGATGGGCTATGGAAGAGAAGGCAATTTTCATTTCTTCGCGCAATACCATCTGCTTGGAAATGCCAACCATTCGCTCTAAATCCTTCTGTGCAAGCTGTATAGCCTGTTTTATGTTTGGATTTGTTATGAGTATGCTTGCGGCTGACCGTGCTGTTTCATCTTTACTGTTTGGATAAGCTACTTTGTACGCTCTTGAACCGTTCCAATCGTAGGTATATTCCTGTACGAATACCCTCCATTCCGGCTTGAGTCGGAGCTCGTCAATCGTCTTGGCCGTCTCGTTCAGGATTTCGGCCACCTCTACCACTTCTACGTCTTGGATGGCAGATTCGGGCTGAATGACTGGTTTGATCTTCTTTTTTCTCATGGCTGTATTTCCTCAATCCACTTGTCAAAATCATTCTTCCAATCGTGTGAAATTGTGAAGTTTGGGTTTGGGCTTTCGTTCCTTGGGCGTAGGCAGTCTTTCCAAAGTATAAATCCCTTCTTCTGGTGGGCTCCCGCCACATGGTAGAGTCCGGTGGCGTTGGCGATCACTAGGTCGCTTGACTGTATGGCCCACATCGCTAATTGGATGTCGTCCAAAAGGATCTCATCGCAATTGAGCGCAAACGGGCTGAATCGCTTATCTTCCGTACTTCCTACGAAGATGCATTTGTACCCTTTGGCCTGTAGCGTGAAGATGATGTGGTTGTATATCTCCGTGCCGGGGTTCTTCGTGTGCCGCTTCGCGGCTGTGGCGCATCCGTTCATTATCGACGCTACCTTTATTTTGGGTGCATGTGTGGGTAGTGGTTCTCCTTTGTTCCCTGTTAGTTTCCATGAATATTCAGAGTCCTTCATGTTGTTGTCTCGGCAGACATATTCGGTGGAAAGAGTTGGGGATGTTTCCGGGCGCTCTTCCAATACTTTGATTTTGTCCCACCCTTCGTAGGCTTGCTTCACATACTCCGTCTCGAAATACACGGGTACTCTTCCTTCCATTGCTTGAATGGCTGGTGTCAGGTTTACAAAATTGCCTAACCCGTATCTGTTATGTTGGAGAATCCATTTCATTTTTTTGAAAGCGTAAAGGTACTTCGTTTTCGTTTTTTGTTTCTTTCACCTTCAGGTTGAGTTCGTCTACGATCTCTCTTACCTTGGGGTATCTATCTTTCCAGTATTCCATGTTTCGGAAGTGTTTTACCTCCGATGAATAGCTTTGATGTCCAAGGGCTCTGGCTACTCGTGGTAGCGCGATGTGGAGCGTGTCCTTGCAAATGTATACGGTCAGTCTGCGTCCTCTGACGATCTCCTTTTTGCGCGAGTCACCGTAGATTTCCTGTACTTTTATATGCAAGTACTTGGCTACCTCGTTGGCTACTTTGCGAACTTGGATGTTTACCACTTCGTCATCCTGACTGATGGTATTGTTTAATTTTTTCATGTCATTTGTTGTCTTCGTTCTATAACCTCATTACCTCATACGTTGATTTTTCTGCTAGTTCTGTGAGTCTCTCTTCATAGCGCCGGTTGGCTTCCGTCCATACTTGATTAAAGTCTTCTCTGGATAGGTGGCCTTTCACCACATCGATGAAATGCTCCAATCTGTTGTCTCTCGACAGGTCTTCTACCAACTTGTTTAGGTAGTTGTAGAATCTCATTTGATCTGAGTACGCGTTGATTTCCACCTGTAGCTCTGCGGCTCTCTTGCTCATCTTGAGGAGTGGTCCCCTGTCGATGAACTGCCGGTGCGCATTCTCCGCGAAGTACTTCTTGCGCTCTGCAATTACTAAGTCGATTTTGTGCTTGCGTTCGCTTAGTTTTTTGCGGTTCTGAAACCAAAACTCTCCCTCTATCTCCTTGATGCGTTTTAAAACGATCACCTCCTTGAGCTTGATGTTTTGCTCCTTGGCAAGTGTTTTATCAAATTCCTGTCTGTCGTAGGTCATCATTATTCGAATATGGTTACGGTCATGTTGTATAGCCCGAAGGAATCTTGGTTGTGCTCGTATGCCACACTTACTCCATCGGCAATTAGCAGGTGATTAACTGGTTTTGGTTTGCCCAATACAGCTTTTAATTCGCGCATTTCGCTAGTCACGCCCGGTATCGATCGGTCGTTCAATTTACTCATGGCGTGGTGTACGCAACTGTGATGTCTGCCATCAAAGTAATTAGCGGTTTCCTGTTGGCTGGCTCCCTCGTTGTGTATAAATGCCATTGCTACAAATCGGGCGCGTATTATTTTTGCCTTCCGGCTCTGGCCTAGAATATCCGTTGGTTTCAATCCGTAAAATTCCGCTACGGTATTGATGATGAAATCTTGTCTAGTCATGGTGGTTCTACTTTATCAATTCCTCAATGGTGTAATTCGAATCTCTTACTGCGGCAAATACCTCGGCAATGGCTTGCATGTTGGCATTGTGCTGCGCCAATCCAAGGACTTTGGTGGATCCATATCCCTTTTCCTCGTCCCGGATTATTTGATTTCGCTCTATGGCTGTACGCGCTCTGAACTTTAACACGATCTCACGGGCATTCTTACGCATCTCGTCTGTCGGGTGCTTTCGCCCTGAGATGATTCCCCTCCGCTCAAACTCATCCAACACGAGGAATGGTGCCATGAAGGTGATGGACTCTCCCTTGATGAACTTGGCGTACTCCGTGTGAATGCTTTCGATTAAATCTCTCTTGAATCGATGCTTCTCCTCCTGGCTTACTTCCGTGGTTTCGGGTAGGAGTTGATAGCACTTGCCCCAAATCTTGTCTCTGTACTTTCGGTAGGCTCCCAATATCCGGGTGATGTACTCGATGCTGAAGGATTGGTAGTGGCGCTTCTCCGGCTCGCCAAACTTGTCTTTTGGTAGGAAGGTGTCTAGCTGGCCGATCATCATCATCTCGAAGGCAATCTTCACCTCATCGGGTGTCAGGTCGCTGTAGTAGGTCTTTAGGATGTCGTAGAAGCTGTAGGCATCTTCCTTGGTGAGTTGGTCCTTAATCCCTAGCATGTTGCATAGCGCCTGAAATAGTGCGGAGAGTGTGCGGATCAATCGCTGTTCGTCCTCTTCGGTATTCATCAGCACCCGGATGGGCAGCTTGGTACCGGCGTTGGCCGCTATGCGCTCATTGGCGTTGAGGATTTCTAGTACCTCCGGGCGCATGATCATGTCCGCTCTCCTCTCGGCGAGTGCGCGAAAGTTGTTGGATACTTTGGTTTCGTGTGCTACAATGGCTGTCATCTTCCTAGTCTTTGAATTTCCATAAAATCAGATCCCGTGAGTTCGTTGGCTTTTTTCTTCGTCCCGAACTGTGTGGTGTTTTGCGCCTTCCATAGCTTCTCGTAATCCTGCTCGTTCCAGTACGTAGACATCCAGTTTCGCACAGCGCATAGAGGACGGCCCTGCTCGGTGAGTTTCTTGTACCACACCGTTTGGCTCTTGAGGTATTCGAACTTCCGCGCATCGGCGGCCACCTCCTTGACGAAGTAGTGGACATCCATCCACGCTCTTGCGTTGTTGATCTGCTCGATGTTGAATAGTTCGCATGTGGCGATGGCTAGTGCCTTGACAAACTCAGGACTGACGGCCAGTGCCGGTTCGGGTCTGCGCTGTACCCCTTTCTCTCCCTGCACCCTCTCTATCCCCTTATCTTCATTTTCATATTCATATTCATATTCAGTGTTTTGCTTCGTTTTTGCTTGGACTTTTGCTTTAGCAAAATCATCTGATTGCTTGAATTTTTGAGAGGTTTTTTCGCCACCTGTTTTACCTGCATTTGACCGTTTATCGCTGATTTGGCCATCTTTTACCATGCGCTTTTGGTACAAAAAATCACCATCAATAGAGAGTACCCCTTCATCCACCAACTCAGTAACCGCATTGGTTACTTCAGACTCGGTGAATGGCAAAAGCCTAGCAAGCCTGTAAGCAAAATTTAAAATTTGCTGCTCGTTTTGCTTGTCTTTTTGCTTTAGCAAAACACCTCCGTATTGCTCCGACTTGTGGAATATGCACATGATTTTTACGTACACTCCTTGGCTTGCGGCGCTGCACATATTCAACTTTTCATCAGTCAAATAGTCCTGCACATAGAGCGGAAAGTATGGTTGGTTTCGTAGGGCCATCGCTTATTTAGCTAGAATGGTTGCGTTTAACTTGCTGTATAGGTCTCTGGCCTCTTGGTAGTACGGTCTGTGATCTTCTACCTTTTGGATGCTGTTGATCACTGTGGAATGATCTTGGTCAAAGAATAGAGCCACCTCGCTTTTGGAGTATTTGTGTTTAAACAATACCCATTGAATGATCTGGCGCTTGCTTACGATCTCTAGTTTGCGAGACACTGATTTAATCTCATTCGGATCTTCTCCGAGATGTTCACAGAGCAATAGGAAATCACTCTCTATTTCTTTTTCGATAGTCATGCTGCCTCTGTTTGAAGGTTGTACAAATCGATTGCGGTTGCTTGCTTGTAGAGGTTTTGCAACTCTCTTGCGGTCATTCTAAACTCACCTAAGTAGGTGCCCTTTAACTCATCGATGATGAACCCTGAGCATACCCACAAGTGGCCATTTGCCTCCGGGTACTTTAGCTTCATCCAGAAGTTTGGTTGGTGGATATGCTCCACAATTAGGTCGTAGGTAGGGACGATCATTTTACTTAGGCTGCTTTGAGTTGTTTTAATTCCACCTTGAAAAGGTTGTCGTTCATCCATTTGCGGCATAGAAGGATTTGATCGTGCAATCGGTCAATGTCCTCTTGGTTGCGTGGTACATGGAAGGAGAAATGGCGCTCTGCTAGAGGTATCTCCACGAATCCTTGGTACACAGCTAGGCAGTTTTCATCCATTGCGGAAATGCCTCTCCTGTTTAGGTATTCATCGAACGTCTTTTGATCGTAGACGTGATTGGCGATGATCTGCATCTCAATCCAGGTGGGTGTATTTCTGTCCTCATGCTTGAATGATTCCATATACAACTCCCTGTCTACCATGCTAAATGGAGTGTTGTTCAGGCAATAATCCACGTATGCTTCCTGCGCTCCTGTCAGGTCCATGTATCCTTGCATCTGCCAGTAGTACATGGGTAATAGCTCACTATGAATGCTACGATTGAAGGTGAATACATCCCAACTTGATTTGGCATCCCTGATCACATTGGCTTTCAGGATTGATTCACCCATGAATAAATCAGGTGTACCCATGATGAAATCATTGCGCAATTGCTCTTCATTCTTGCGCATGAAGTGGCCGGTTCTCAAGGAGATAGTCGTAATGCTATCCTCCTCTGTATCATTGCCTTTTTTGAGTTGCTTGGCATTGATCTCTGTGAATCGATTGTACACATTGCGCACATACACGTCAACTATGTGCTTTCGTAGCGTTTCGGATGGTGCCCAAGGCGCATCTCTCTTGGCTATCAATTCAGCTAGTGTGGCCTCTTTTGTAACTGTCCAGGCTACCTTGTTTCCGTTACGGTTGAGTCCTGTGTCTCGCTCACTCTCTAGGTCAGAAATGGAGGCAAGCTGCTTCTCGGTGATTGTGCCTCTCGCCTCGGTCATTAGGTGACCGAGGGATGAGCATCTGAATAGTATTTCGTTTGCGTTCATGGCCTTACTTGGTTACCATTTCCTGATCCAACAATTCATTCATCCTTGATTTGTATAGCGTCTGGTGCCAATGGCCAGGCTTTATGTCTTTTTCCAACAACTCCAATTGCGCTACTGTATTTGCATTCCTGATGAGCAACTCCATGCGCTCATTTTCCTTTTCTGCCGGTGGAATCGTGCCACCCAAGTGTCCAATAGTCTTCTTGTCCTCAATCACCACAGCATCCGTCACTTCACCGTCTGTGACTTCAATACCGGTCACAGTGGACAGCAACCATGCGCGTCCTTTTCTGGTGGCCTTACCAATGATTGCGTCCACACTCGTGTATGCGTCCATCTTGATCGGAATTGGCACAGTTTCTTCTTTAGCTTCACCATTGATGGACCATGTTACATGCACGTCAACTGCTGCGCTTGTTTTATCAGGGTTGATCTTTGGTAGGCCACACACTAGTTTATAGTTCAATCCGGTGATATTATTCAACCGGTATCCACACCCCTCTTTGGTTGGGTACATGTTTCCCGCAATGATGTTGAAATGATTTCCACAAGGCTGTAGACCAGATAGAACCGCTTCGATCAAACACTTCTTTACCACGAGCTCAGGGTATCCACCTGCTTTGTCTTTGTCGGTAAGGAATCCAAGTTTATTCCCCTGTAGCGCCATAATCGGCTTCATATACTCAGGTGTCAGTAACTCTGATAGTACATTGATTGCGTTGGCAATTTGGTAGGCACGTTCAAATCCTTGAAGGGATTCATTGCCTAATACTTGCAGTGCGGTCTCGTTTAGCTTTTGACCGATTGTTAATTGATTTTCCATGATGTTTTATTGTTGAAATTGTTGATTTGCTGTTGTTGATTAATCCATCCAGTACCGCTTGTACTTGCTGCCACCGTGTGACACCCACTCGTTTTTAATGATGTGTCCGTCATCTTTTAGGTCTTTCAGCCTTCGGTGCAAGCAGGTGATTCCAAACATGCGCATGGCCGTGATGGATGATACTGAGTTGCCTAGCTTCATGTGACGGAGAAGTTTGGCTTTTTGGCTCTTGATCTTCTCAGAAGTGATGGCTTCCGTTGGGATGTTCTTATTCGGAAGGAAGACAGCATTCAAATGAGATCCTTTTAATGCCCTCATTACACTCTCACGTATCTGTGCTGCTACTTTCTCGCTGATGTTTCCAATCACCAATCTCCCGGTTGGTGACTTTTCTACTGATGTGCTTTGCATTTTTGAAAATGGGTTTGGTTAAATATGATTGACTTAAATTCTTTGGTTGTGATTGACGGGCGGCCCAACCTCTTGAAGCCACCCTGTCAATCTACTTACCTAGTTGCGGGGGAGGGAGTCGAACCCTCAATTGAGGGGATATGAGCCCCTCGTGTTACCAATTACATCCACCCCGCGATGTGCCCGTCTTTCCGGGCTGTCCAATTACGACTCGGCATCCACTCATTAAATGCGCCTGTTCTTTAATGTTTGCCGTGCGTATTCCACGGCTAAGAAATGTCTAGGCATTTCGTTTCTTGTTTTGTGACAAACTGCCTACGTACTTTCTGTCACTTAATAGATCAAACTGGTGATCTACAGCCGCACCCCGAAGGGTCTTCGCTTCACTTAAATAATGTATCTTCAAAGAACCTGTTGACTCCATCTGAGTCAGTTGCACCACGGAGAGGATGGGATCCTTAACCTAACTATGACTCTCCGTGGCTTTCCATGATGATGCTTCCCTTACCTGCACTCATAGAAGTGAAAAGAACTACACAGGGATTCTCTTTAGCCCATGGCAAGTAGTTTCTTGCGTGGCTTGATGTGCTTGTGCATCTCTGCCAGCACCTCTATGTCTCGTACTTTTTGATTCAGTACCCTACCCATGCGCATTCTGAGATAGGGCATGCTCTTGGTGTTGCGAACAACACCGGATTCCGACAGCTTTACGCACACGCTCGTGATGTCTCCGCGTCTCCAATAGTTCTTCACCTCAGATAACATCTGATCATATTCTGAGAAGTTGGACTCGTGGTTAGGTGCCTTGTGATGTATTTGTGTCATGTATGAGGTATTTTTGTAATGTTATTGAGATAGCAAACATACCAAATTGTAATGAAATACAATACTGGAATGCAAAAAAATATTACAAAATGATCAGTACTAAATTCATCAATCAGTTAATGGACACTTTTGGTGTCAAGCAAAAAGACCTTGCTGAGGAGTGGACGAGGCTTTCGGATGGTGGAAAACAACAATCCGGTGTGTCGAGAATGCTCAAGAGAAAATATATGGATTCGTCATCTCTTGTCAAAGCGTTATCAAATCTGACCGGAGTTCCTGCCCAAGACATCCTGTACGAAGTGGTGCATTATGACAAAGACATATTGTACACCTCTCTTAATGAACCAGAAGCAGAATACCTATCGCCAAACTCGATAGATGTACAGGTGAGTGACCTTCACCAAATAGCCTCTGGCCTGTTAGGTGGATTCAATAGTGTGAAGTTTCCAAAGACTTGGGTAAAGCCGGGTGCCCATCGCCTGACATCCTACTTTGATGAGGGAATGATTCCTACCATCTACCCCGGCGACCTACTAGTGATGACTCAGGTGGAAATCGGCCAATGGAAAGATGTGTCACCGGATAAGGTGTATCAGATCGTGAACAACGAAGACCGGGCGATCACTCGTAGAATAATGTCAATCGATAAGGAGACGATGTTTGTGGGGTCAGACAATGACAACAAAGCACAATACCCGGACTATGTGATGCCTCTTTCCTCTGTAGTTCAAATTTGGGAGCTTGACTTTCGCGTGACGTGGAAATTCCCCACTTCGAATGATCTAAAATACATCAATCACACCTTGCACAAACTAAGCGAGGAGATGCGCCGAATCAAATCATTAGTCCCCAAATAAGTCCCCAATGGTACAGAAAACACGCTCTATTTCTTAAAAACGCACATTAGGCGTTTCCCGTCCGGACCGCTTTTAGTGCTTTAGATTAGAAAACCAAGGGGTCATCTTCTTGGTTTTCTTGCTTTATATCGCATTCAGAGTACATTTAGGTTGCAAAGTGGTTATACAGCAATTGCATATTAATTACATTTACTCAATAAATCAGTCCCCATATATGTCCCCACTCAAATGAAGTACAGGTTCTACCTAGATAGACAGAAGGACGATGGATCAAAACGAATTACGCTTCGGGTGTCGCTTGCTGGTAAAACTTTTTGGCTAAAGTCCGATCGATATACCTATCCTGATATGTGGAGCCAGACCATGCAGCGATCTAAAGACGGTCCTACACAGGCACTCATCGATGTGATTAGGGCTATGATGTCAGACGTGGAGAAGACCTGCTACCTATCTGGTGTGCCTATCACCAAATCAATCATTCAGGCCAAATGGAAGCAAGTGTTTCAAAAGAACGTGGATGTGGTCGTTAAGAAGGAGACTCAGTACACCTTCTTCGAATCATTTGACATCTACTACAACAAGTATCAGGGACAGAAGGAGTACAACTACCTACGCAAGTTCAGGAGCGCTTGCAAACACATAGAGCAGTACGATCCATCCCTCACTTGGAGTAGCATCGACAAGTCTTTCATTGATCCGTATATCAATTACTGTGTGAACAGTGAGAAGCCACTACTGAACTCATCGATCAACAAGTACCTGTCCTGTCTCCGTGAAGTCTGCCGGATGGCAATGGATGATGGCATACCGCTTTCACGGGATTTTGAGTCCTTCAAATTGAAGCAGCAGAAACCGAAACCCGTTTGGCTCACACGCGAAGAAGCTGCTGCCCTGTTGTCTGTGGAAATCAAATCGGAAACTGAACAAAAGGTGTTGGATGATTCTGCCTGTAGGTATTACTTGGCGCTCCGTCATTCGGATTCCAACCAGCTATCCAAACATCATTTCAGTGAGATCGATGGGCAGGTGTACATTCAAATTTATCTCATCAAAACTAGAACTGATCTATCTCTGGCCGTGCCCCGGCAAGCAATTGATATTCTCAAGAAGTACGATTACACCCTACCTAGAGTCTCGCTTCAGGAAAAGAACCGTGCAATCAAAGTGTTAGCGAAACGGGCAGGTATCAATGCTCCTGTTGAGATTGTCCGATTCTCCGGCTCCCGGCGCATCGTAAAGGTGGTGCCTAAGTGGAAGGTGATAAGTACGCACACTTTCCGAAGATCCTTTGGCCGTAGGTTCATGGAGTCTGTAGGCGACATAAGTAAACTGTCCGACATCTTCTGTCATACGGACACCAAAACTACTGAGGGGTACATTGGTTGGGAGTCTAAAGAACTAGCGGATGCTATGAATAAGGTGGTATTTTAGTCGTTTAGGTCTTCGTAATCAATCATCCGGTTAAAGTCCGGCTCATTTGTAGTTCCGCGCTTGACGGGTATTTCAGCAACAAGAACACTCTCTACCTTACAATACCCAAGCCCATTGTTGTCGCAATACTTCTGAGCGTCATCGAATGAAGTCCCAATTACCTGTGGGCCTTCGTATGTCTTAAACTCACCCGTGTGAGGACATATCGCCCGAATAGTGGTAGTGTGTAGTCTCATAACTTAATTTGATTCTCAGTATTGGAAATAAAATAATCACAGTGCTCATTGTCAACCGGAACAAACCTTGTGTAGCTCTGATTGAACTCGGTAGGTTTGCGGGTGAATCTATCACATCGTTGAGCCATTGGGCAATCCGTATTTGTGCATTTTGATCTCATGCATTACTCAATTACAGCTTCGTAAATTTCTTTTTAAAAATTGCAATTAGGTTTCCTTCCTCAGAGTAGTGGTTTATTCTCATTGAGAAAAAATCAAATGCTACCTCACCAATTCTTCCATCATCATTAATATACCGATCAGTGGCACAAACTCTAGACCTAGCTTTTTTGATAGCTTTCATACATTCTGCAATTCCCATTCAGATACATACTTAGTCCTTCCCTCAATGGTGCCACAGCTTGGGCATCTATTCAATGGGTCTTCCCCTCTCGTTTGTTGGATTGGTGTATCGCATTCCTGACACACCAATACAGAGTTATCATCTCCATTTATGTCATTATCGATCTTCAGTTTACACTCTTCAATGGTTTCGCCGAAACCCAAGCGATTATCATCCGGGCCACAGTATTCCAGATGTGTGTACTGGTACGTGTGCTGTTTGGTGAACTGAAAAGAATCCGGCTCTATTTTGTAGCCTCGGTAAAGTTCTGCTGCGTCTTTCATGGTTAGGATGTTTTTACACCAAATGTGATCGTAATTCCCGCGTGGTGTTGATCCACTGGTGATGATCCGATATACTCAATACACCAATTATCCGGTAGCGTCAATCCGGCTACCTTCTTTTCGCCGACACGCTCTATAAATGATATACCCCCTTTGCTCGTTAAACTTACTTGACATGATAAAAGATGTACATGGCCTACTTTGGCCAACTCGATGCAAAAGGCATAATCCGCTTCTGAAAAACAGTAATCGGTGTTTGGATTTAGTTTCATGGTGTTGTTTATTGTTAAAGTTTCTTGGTTTCAATTCCGTACCATATTCCGTCTGCACCTATCCATAGTGTGCGCTTCTTATCCTGCCAAATAGAGTCTGTTGGATATACACGTCCGTCTACTTCTATTCTGTACTTATACACCCGTACAGGCTTGGCCTCTTGGGCGTGGATGGGTAGTAGAAGGAGGATCAATGTCACTACCTTACTCATACTCAGCCTCCTCTATATCGTAATCAATGTTGCAGATGCGCATATCGATGGCATCTCTCTCCTCGTCTGTCAATGGCTCACCTGTATCCTCATTTATGCCTCGCTTGAGGATCATTTCTAATTCATATATTTGGTTTTCGGCGGCACGTAGGCTTGATCTGTTCATGTGAAATCGGATAATGATTTGGTGATAATCTGATCTATCTGCGCAATCGACATCCCTATTTTTTGAATGGCCGGATGCTCATTTCTGAATGTGCTGTTCCCTGGTGAATGCTTTACAACAGGAAGGTCAATGCCTTCTGGAAATCCATCGTCATACCACATTGGCATTCCGGTGAGTCGGTGTACACTTGGTCGAATCATGTTTTTTGAATGTTTTTCGTACAAACGTATAGCAAATATACATTTTATATTATATTCGCAATACATAAACATAACAAAATGTCATCTACAACCAAATTTTACTTCACATTCCGGCACACAGACCGTGACCGTAATGGCATGAGACTCAAGGGGTTTTATGTAGAAGTACTAGCCGAAAGCATGGAAACTGCCCGTGAAAAATTCTTTTCAAAATTTGCCAATACTGAACTTCCTCACCCGTGTAGCTGGGATCGAGTGCAGACGGAAAGCACGTTTGTCAAAACCTTTTACCCAAATGGACTATTAAAACAACTAGCATGAAAACATTACTCTCCTACATTGGCCTTTACGTGGTGCTGTGCATCAGCATGAAGGTATTTTTCCCGCTCACAGTGGGCGTATTGGTCTCAATCGCTGTGTCATTGGCTTGCACCTATCTGTATAGGTCGTTCTTTGACATCAGAAATGCGAGAAGAAATGGGCTGAATTGATTGGATGCCTACAAAATAACACATTCACATACAATATCATTTTGTAATCTGTTAAATTAGCGGTATAATTTACCCTTGGCAAGCGCCAACCGTCCTCCATACACCGAGGAAAGTTGGCGCTTTTTGCTTTTACGCGGAAAAAAATGGACACACAATTCGACCAACTTGACCAATATTCGGCCAACAACCCGGACGATGCAGGGTACGATCAAATCAAAAACGTACACCTAGACGAGTCCTTTGACGCTATTATCGAGGGGAAAGAACTTCTCGAAGAAGCCCGTCAGTATTGGGATAATCTATCCAACCTCCGCGAACGGCGCACTCGCGTCCGCAAGTACTATTTCGGTGACCAATGGCACGATAAAATGGAGGATCCAGACAATCCCGGTCAATACATCACTGAATACGAATACATCATTCGCCAAGGCAAGATTCCACTAGTGGCCAACTACATGGGGCCGCTCTTCAAAAACATCAAAGGGCAGTACCGAAACAACGATTCTAAACCTGCCGTCCGTGCTCGGAAAAAGGAAGATCAACTTGGAGCGGACATGCTCACCAACTCCCTGCAAGCGGCATACGACTTTTTAAAACTAGCCGAACTGGATAGTCAAGTGTTTCTCGAATTTCTCTTGTCGGCTGTCACTACATGGAAGACCGGATATGAATGGAACAAGGGACGAAACATGGAAGAGGTGTACTGCGAGTCAGTCAAAACCAATCGTCTTTTCTTCAATACCGATACCAACGACATCCGTGGCTATGACATCCGATTCATTGGTCAAATCATTGACGCGCCCATAGAGTCAGTACTAAAGGCGTATGCCCGTGATGAAGCGGAACGCGAAATCATCCGTGGATGGTACAGCGAGGCAAACACCAAATACCGTGTGCACGACATCATGGAGATGGGTGCCATCAAAGAGGATGACCTTGACTTCTATACTACCTACCAAAATAACCTTTGCCGCGTCTTCGAAATCTGGAAGGAGAAGAACATCAAAAAAGTATTCGTTCACGATCCTGAATCCGGTGAATATGTGCAGATGCCCGGTAGCGATATTGAAATGATCCTTGAGGAACTGAAAGCGGAGAATGCCATACGCGAACTACAAGGACGCACCCTGTTAGATGAGCCGGAAGTAAAGTATGAAGACGTGTGGTGTTACTACATGCTTACCCCACTAGGACAGATTCTTGAAGCGGGTGAAACTCCATACGAACATGAGTCGCATCCATTCACACTAGGATTATACCCACTGGTAGATGGTGAAGTACGTGCATTTGGTGAAGATGTGATTGACCTTCAGAAGCAGGTGAACAGACAGGTGATATTGCAAGATTTTCTAATTAGTACGTCAGCCAAGAATACACTCATCGTGGATGAGCGCCATAAGCCGGAAGGATGGACGTGGGACGATTACCGCGCTCAGTGGTCTAAGGCTGGTGGTATGATCGTGTACAAGGCCATTCCCGGTGTGGATATGCCTACGGAGATTTCTTCCAATTCCCGTTCGGTTACTTCCGAACAAATGCTGCAATTCGCTTTGCAATCAATGAAAGAGATTTCAGGTATTACGGAGGCAATTCAAGGGCACAAACCTACTGCCGGTACTCCGGCTAGTCTATATGCAGAGCAAGCGAACAATGCTACTCTTGCTACTAAAGACTACTTCGATCACTTCGGTGCTGTGCGTAAGGACCGTGACTACAAACTAGTCCGGCTGATGCAGCAGTTCTATACGGAGGAAAGGCATGTGGCGCGTTCCGGTGATGAGTACATTGAGGAAGCTGCGGATTATAACCCTGCCGTAGCTGGTGAAGTAGCTGTTGATATAGTCATTGGCAAATCTTCAAATGCTCCTGTATACCGAGAGGTTCGAGAGCAATACCTCAAAGATTTCTTTGACCGTGGCGCTATTGATTTGGAAATGTTCTTGGAGAACTCGACTATTCCTTGGAGCCCATCGTTTGTACGCGCTGTGAAGCAGCATAAAGAAATGATGATGCAGCAGATGGGTATTGTTGATCCGAACCAAGCAATGCCGCCAGAGCAGCAACAAGAGGCACTGGCTATGTTGCCACGGGTATAACTACTCACTAGAAATAACACGCAATATCTCGTCCGTGGTGTGATCGAGGATCGCGTTTAATGTAGCCGCCAATTCCTGAGAATCTTCCTCTTCGCTGTACTTAGCGTCTAAGCCGCGTGTATCTTCCATTGCCCTAGATACCAGCTTGGTTATCTTCAGTCGAAGGTCACTCATTTTGCTGCCTGTTCTTCACTCTTGGCCCCTGACTCTTTCGCTTCATCACCGTTCGGCCACCTCCGTAGTGGTGCTTCCCGACTTGCATACCGGGGAAGCTGGTCAGGTTGTGGATCATCTCCATTTCATGACCGCACTCACATTTTACTGGCTCCTTGGTTACCCAATCTACCTGTTGGCCGTCCTTCCAAGCGGTGAGTACTTCATTGCGTACCTTTCCGCACATGCATTTGAAATCCTGTATTGGCATGATTACCTCTGTTTATCAATTCTATTTCTATAGCGCACCTTCTTCCCTTGGTGGCGTAGCTTCACCTGTTGCTTCGTCTTTCGCTTGCCGGTGAACTTCTCCGTATACCACCCGGATTCGTCCATGATCTTTTTGATCAAGGCTACCTCCCACTTGCATTTCTTCTTCTGCCACCAAGTCTTATCCACCTTGCGCTCCAATGACCTCACCCCTGAGATGTAGCGGCCATACACGTCCTTCGCTTTTGGGTCTAAGTGCTTCTTCCATACATGCACCTCTAGGTAGGTCTTCACAAATCCATAGTACTTCCGGTCTAGGTCATGCACCAGCATCACCAGTACGTAGATGCCCCCCGTGAGCCAAAATAGCGTCTGCCACATGATCTTCAATTCCTCACTTCTCTGTCCGGCCATGAATAGCACGAATAGCCCAATGGGCAATACCAACCGAACCAATATTCTCTGTAATACTCTCATCATTTTTTCTTTCTAGTTAATACAATCACCACCGGCACCAACCCGGCCACCGGATGCACAAAGGCCAACACCACTCCTCCTATTCCGGCGTACTTCCACCGGCGCACCTCTCTGTGCAGGTAGTCTATTTCTTGTTCGTTCAATCGATGGATAGCGTTATGCTCCGCGTGTATAGAATCATGCAAGGCCAACTGGCCATCCTTTTGCTGAATGATCTGATCGTGTTTTGCAATAATGGAATCCTTCACCACCAATCGGCTGTTGAGTATTCCTATCTCAGCCTTGGCCAACTCGTAGCGATAGAGCATCACCACGGCGTTTCGTGCGTTCCTGAGTGGTATCAACACCAGTGTGTCACCACGCACTATCTGATAGTGCTGTGAGAAGCCTTGTAGTGCTATCAGCACCAAGGCGATATACAATGCGCTCCCTTTCATCTGCTTGTTTTTTAAGCCGTGCGGACTCTCTGATCAGCGAATCCTCCTTTTGTTCGTACTCACCAATTTGCACCTCCATTGAGGCAATCAGCAAGTCCCTTTGTTTCATCTGTCGCTCATACTCCACTATCTTCTTAAAGTGCTCCATGCGCTCCTTTTGGAAGTCGAGCGTATTCACCGTTTGGCCGCTACCGTTTATCGTATGCCAGATGAATGCCCCAAGAGCGATCAGTATAGCGAGTAGTAGTAGTTCCTTTTTCATAAAAATAGCATTACAAGTACGCTTACTATGAGCAGTCTCATAATCCAAGGCAGTATGTTCAATATCGCTTCAGACATTTTCACCGGTCGATGAGTCGTTCTTCCTGTCAAATATGGTGATGCCCAAGTACCCACCGGATGCTGTCAATAATGCAACAACTAGCGGTATATCCACATCACCCGTGACTATGTAGCGAACGATCACTACCGGAACCAATGCCCATGTGAGGAATGCCAGTACCCGCTTACTAGACAAGCGCCCCTTGTGATCCTCTAGTGCCTCGTTAAGTCGTTTCATTTTTACTAGTTAAAGGGTTCGTATACCGTCTTTCCTCCTTTTTTCACCGCTCTCAATACCTGCTTGCGGTTCTTATTGTCCCTTCGTAAAGAGACGTGAACCCAATTCGGATTTTCGGCTGTGCCAAACTCCCAAATCAACTGGTCAAATGGTAGGTTGTTTTTGATGTGCTCAAATACTTTGGCGTTTGTTCCATTTCCGAACACGTCACAGTCTATGTCTATGGCCTCACCTTTCACATGTTGGCTTGTGGGTGATCCTCCAACGGCTTTGTTTACAACCGGATTCCTAAAGAAACTTGAAGCAAACACCGGCCCACCAACAAACTCTCGTACCGGATCAAAAACGCGTAGTGCCACGTATTTCATTGCACTCAATTGATCTTCGTTAGGAGTATTATCAACGTTCCGAACCTCAGTTCTAGTGGCCTCCTTTAGTGTCAGGTACTTGCTTACATTACTCATCACCTTTTGATTTAAACTTATCCATCCACTTTTTTGGATTGATCACCGTGGATATAAACTCGTACTGATCCTTGCTTACCAAGCCTAGATAATAGGCATTCTGAATGGCTGAAAAGAACGTGCTCAGTGTGAATACGATCAAGAGCGAGTCCACCATCCATGAGGCAATGATGTATCCCCACGTCCTGCCCATATTGAAGAGCATGGCCACAAAAATGGTCTGAATCACTACCCTGATAAATGCTCGTGCAAACTTCACCGGAGAAAATCCCTCCTTCGTTTTGTCGGCACTGTGCTCCTTTACGGCGCGAATGCTCCCAAGTATGGTATCCACCAAACTCACTACCCACAGGATAAGCACTCCGGCAGCAGGAGTATAGATATACTTGTCGGTAATCTCATGCAGCACGGTTATTATGCTGCCAAATGTGACACCAAACACGTACACAATTTTTATCTTGAGAGCGAATACGCTCGTTATCATCTCTTTCATATCCGTATATCCCACCTGTTCCAAAGTGAGATCAACTAGGTCTCTAGGTCTCATGTCTCTAACAAAATTAGTTTTTTCCAACATAATTATAACATTTTGTTATATTCTACTCAATCGCTTTTTCACTATGCCCCGGATCAATCTTTTCCAATATCCAATCCAACGCTCTACCCGCCCGTGTAAGAGTGCCTAATTGCTTATTCCTGCCGATCACTTCTGAGATGGTGTCTCTGTGGTTTCCGAAGCGGTATGGCTCCATGCATGACCAATCGTCATCGCTATCTGTGCCTATAAATTCCTTCGTGAAAATCACATCAAGCAAGTAACTGAAGAGCACATTGCACAGCTTGTCTATGGCGATGGCTAAATGCAAGGCAATGTGATTGAGCCACTGAAATGGGTCTCGAATCACTTTGACCTTCGTGCCAATATCCAACCAGCCTTGTTCCTCTTCAAATACCACCGGCTTGCGGTAAATGTAGATGGTGACCAGCACGGCAATCATCTGAGCAATGATGCCCGGAATCAGAATCAGATTGAACAGGAATATAGCGATGATAAGTAACACCCACCCGCTCAGGTAGAATTTGTAGAATGATGTTAGTTTAGTTTTCATATAATTACTGCATTTACACCACCAAGCTCGATAGCGTACATTGCGGCGGCTTCTGCTGCCGTAAATTCCCTATTCTTATATATGTATAGATTATCCATAACTCCTTCTCTCCATTGGCGTTCAGTAGATACATTTGCCTGTGCGCTGGCTTTAAATACTGAAAAATATTGCGATCCTGATGTCATTCCATCGTAACTACCTGTATTAACCGCGGATAATGGAGCTTGAAGCACTCCGTTTTTGTATAGCTTTAGACTAGAAGTTGTCTTTAATCCATCGTATGTAATAACGAGGTGATTCATTGATAATCCTGTTCCGAAAATACCTGTTGAATATTTCCAAGTAATTGTTTTTGTTCGAGTTGGGTTGCTTATAATAAAACTAGCCGAAGGGGTACCTCCTGAATCAACCCAAAATAACCACTCATCATTAGTTGAACTTTGTGCTCCTTTATTGATTAAATAACGGTCGTTGGCACTAATGAGTCCGCTAACCCACATACAAATTGTAAATGGTAGGTCATTACCTCCTCCGCTTGTAAATGAAAATGACGTAGTGTCACCTTGATATTGCCAACATGGAAATCTTAACGTTGTTGTTCTGATACATCTGCCGACAATAGGGCTATTATCATAATAAATACTAGGCGTGCCGTGTGTAAATACACCGTTGTAATTTCCAGTTTCATCATTCAAATTATCTTCAAAGCGGTAGGCGGCAAGAAGCCCCGTTAAAAAATCAAAACTACCCCACTTGCTATTTATCTGTCTCATGGCTTTTCAGTAAATTGAAAGGTGGGCAATGTACCATCATTGGTCAATGCGGCTTCTTGGTCATCACGCTCTACTCGGCATACATTTAACCAATCGCCAAGTGACGTGATATAGGTTAGTCGTGCTACTTGCTCATCGGTTTTATTTGGTGTGAGCAATGCTAATTCCACCCCTTCCTTGAGGTGCTTTAGGCGAATAGCCATCGGGTAGTTTTCATCCAAATAATCCCCAAGCACCGATGTGAGCGCCTCAATTATTTGCTCATTGCTTTTTTGAGTAAGTGTCCAAGTTACGCTCATTTTCAAGATGTGCGTGTAAGTCGGGTGTGGCTCGTTTGTCCACGTTTCTTGACGTGCTATTGAATGCGTTCTTGAATCAAACGTTGGCTGCTGATCAACTTGCTCGTAGTAGTATTGCAAATTTTCATCCATACCCACTATCGGAATGGCTATATCCGATCCAGCATAGCGAACGTTTCGCTTGATTTCGTTTGTGGAGATATTTTTAAGATGTAGTATCATTATGATGTGCGAGTGAAGTACATGTCTAGTTTCAATCCACTGCCCGGATTGGATGAGCCTACCTGATCAATTAGCACAGTGAAATTATCGGTCGTGGTAAATGATGCTGTATTTATCACTGCTGCGGTTGCTGCGGTTGCACTGGAAGATTCACCAGCGTCTATCGTTAATTTCGTTGTGAAAATTGTGGTTCCGTTTTTCTTAATGTCCACAATAATTGTGCTCCCTGTTGGCGTATTTGCAGGATCGCAATACAGTCTGAAACTTGTCCAGTTGCCGTTTACTTTTGGTAGGTAAGACAAGATTGCCGTGCCTACAACTATGTCACTTGTTTCATCTGAGAGTGCGATGGTTTCGAATAAATTATAAATCCCTGCTAGTTTGGTTTGTTCCGCGTCTGTAAGGAAATTCGTGTCAGATTCAGCCTCTAGTGCCGTCTTTATCTGAGCGGCTGTAACACTTCCCGTTTGGCCTACTACGGCTGATACTGCGTCTGTCTGGTCGTGCTTGCTCCAATTCCCTGCATACGTTCCAGTACTTGCATTGTCTACTATCGCTACAATGTTGTCTCCAATCGCAAACGATATTCCATTGACTGTACCTCCCACACTCACATAGTAGAACCATCCTATTTGCGCGGCTCCTGCTCCGGGGAATGTTCCTGCACTTGCATCCCAATCTCCTTTATACACCATGCCATTGGCTAGTGCTGCAATCTCCGTCTCTAAAGCATCAAGGTCTACGGGTTGTGTAATTGAAATTAGATCAGTCTTTACTTTGCTTGCGTTCGAATTAGTCTCAATCGCATCTAGGTCTACTGCTTGTGTGACGGTTATGTGATCAGTTTTGACTTTACTAGCAGCTACGTTTGTTTCAATGGTATCCAAGTCCACCGCTTGTGTGACGGCTATGTGACCGAGCTTTGTCCGTTCGGCTGCTGTCATTATCTTGGTGTCAGCGCCTTCAGTCATGTTATCCATGTCAAAGACATCTCCCGTCACTTCATTCGGGTCATATTGTGCCCGTGACATGTATAGCTGCTCATCCAAATTAGCTTGTGAGATCGTCCAATCAGCTAGGGTGGTCGGATTATCAACGTTGGCTGTCAATAGATCACCTACTTCTACAGGTTCGGTGAAGAACGTTCCGGCCACACTCACAGACCATGCATAACCTGAATAAATCACGATAGGTGACACATCCAAATTAGGTGTATTGGTCGCTGCATTGTAGTACCCTCTGAAACTCTTCGTTCCAATAGAATCCAGCGCAATACGATCTGCTAGGGTGAAGTCTACAATCGGATAGGTTTCAGTCTCTAGATCGTCTCCTACAGAAAAGGCATCATCGCCAAAAAGTACCAATGGAGCGGTGGCCAATACTCCTGCCTCTTCCGTTCTGAATTTCAAGATGTAATTTCCGGCACTCGGTAGTAGGTGAAAGTCGCACTGTACCTTCTTGCGGTTTCCGGCCTTACCTGCTAGGGTTGGCGTACCCGTAGTAACCGTACCGGCCAGCGCATCGGATCCAAGTACATACACTTCCGCAATGATCTCGTGTCCCTCTGAGTCAATCAACTGATTGAACTCTATGCCCACGTTCACATCGTCTACGTATCTTTTTACTATGCCTAATCCGTCATTCATCGTATTACACAAATAGCTTTTGCAATCACGCCGGTCTCTTCGGTATAAAACTTCAATCCATAATTGCCCACTTCCACATCCGTCACATCTATGGTCAGCGTCACGTACTGATTTCTTGCTTTCCCAAGATCAGTTCCTCCCGTTACGGTGGCCACTGCCGGATCTCCGGTACCAATCACGTATAGCTTGCCAATGATCACCTCTCCCTCGCATTCTACCGTACAGGGTACCAATACTTCTTTGGTCACTGCCACATCGGTATTCACTATCACCGTGTCCCTCTTGTCGCTGAAGCGTGTCATTTCACTCGTTTTTACCAAATAAAAATGCCCACTGCCCTGAGCGTCTTACCGATCCGGGTGGTGGGCATTATTCCAGCCTGTTATTTTATGTCGTAAAGGTATAAATTTTACCCCAACAAATTGCCTCTCATCTCATACTGCATTTGCAGCGATTGTAGGTAAGCACCGGAACTCATTGGTCCCGTAATCACCAATCGATACACCTGAAAGCTGCCGTAGTTTGATCGCATAAATAAGTTGGTCAAATCCGTACTAGTAGTGAAGGCGTAGGATACCAATGTTGTCCAGCCACTATTCACCGTCTTCTTCCCCTGAAGAGAGATGGAAAGTCCACCACCGGAACCGTCCGACTTTATCCTTCCTATCAGGATGGCTCTCTGAATGCGCTTCATCACCGTGTATATGTTCATGGATATTTCGTTGGTGGTGAGTGTTATTGTCACCACGGATGATCCATCTCTCCATGTGGCCATGAAATCATTGGTGAACGTCCCGGCGTTATTGCCTCCATCTACGCGCATGAAGTGTGCTGAACCATTCACATTGATCAGTCGGCCAGTAGTGTTTGCGCCTAATGTCACAGTCCCCTCGTACCACTTATTGAACTCCGTATTCCAAACCAATAGATAGGTGGTGCCATCGGTGAATAGCACCTCTTGGGTTTTCTCATGTACGCCAATGAATACTTCGGCATCAAGTAGAGCGGACATGAAATCGGCCTGACTCGCATACTCTCTGAGTGGGTAGAAGATGTCCACTACGTTATTACCCTGAAGGATATGCAATCCCACTTGACTAGCAAACCAAAGGGTGTTTTTGTAAACCGTAAATGCATTTTCTGAATGCACTCCATAGTCATCGGTGATGGTCTCTATTCGGGAGATAAATATCTCTGAGGTAGATTCTGCTCCGTGAATGCCTCGTTCGGCCAGTATTACCAACGGGAACTGCGCAAACTGTCCATCTCCTGTTTCTTGTGTGTTGTCGATGAAGCCTACTACCGGGCTTTTTACTGAATACGTTCGCTCAAGCGGAAGGTCAAGTTCGTTCAAATTGCTTGACCGTATCACCTCCGGCCTACGATTGATGGTGTCTTGGCCTGTATAGGCGAAAGGTTCTGCTGCGGTTGTGTTTGCCCCTGTTACGTCAGATAGCGCGGATGCTCTTTCTGTCTCTGTGTTATAGGCTAGATTTAGTGTGGGGTGTGGCTGTAGGTTTTTGATATAATAGTTACACCAGTGTGTAGGGGAAACGATTTCTTCGTTACCACCACCCGTTTCGTCTACTAGTCCTGTGGCGCTCGTTACCGTGATCACTAAGGCTGTTACCGATTCAATCACTTTCGTCGTATTGTTCCCTCCGTTAGTAAATCCTGTAGTTGTGATTGTTCCACCCACCAAAAAGCCGTCACTCAAAAATGAACCGGAAAGCCGTGTGAATGTTTTTGCAGCAGCTACAACGTCTATTTGAATGGCTCCCGTGTCCGGTGTAACTGACCTCCACAGCTTTAATTGTGTGGCTCTTCTGTCCGGGTAGGATAGTGTTTCGGGTAAAAGGATGTCTGTTCCATCATCGTAGAACTTTACTTTCTGGTAGCGCTTAAACTCTCCTTGCTCTGTGGGTATTGTGACCTCTGCAAGGTCGTATTCTGTGGCTATATTAATTTCTGTTTGCAAAGCACGAACGGAATATATTTCAAGTTTTGTGCCATTGCCTGAATTTGAAAGATTTATTGTGATAGTTACTGCTGCCGTGGTTGAAATATCAGCATTAGGTATGGTGATTCGAAGTGTGGTTTTGTCTCCGGGGTTTGTCCCAATAAAATCCAACACATTTCCCGTTGAATCTACAATACCTGTCCCTGTCAGGTCTACAGTTCCTAATATATTAGAATCAGATAATAGGTTGTATTCAATTTCTACTACTATATCTATAGTAATATTCACGGGTGTGAAGGTGGTAGCTGATGTGTATGGTCCGCTTGGGGAATAAACGTCTCCAATCAAAACTGAATCGGCCTGTAAAACTCTTGTATGATTGAGTCTTGTCCATGTACCGTGCACGTCATTGTAATTGTCAGCAAGTAATACATTGACCAATGTTGGGTCAGTCAATCGTTCGGTAAACCACCACTCTGCTGCCGGAAGATGGAAGTTGGTCATTATATCTCCTAATAAGAGATTGTTTCGGTAGTTCCCTATTCTTCTGCCGGTGGTGATATGGTGTGATAAAGGGTCGATATTTAATATTGGAAACGTGGAAATCTTGTCCTCTTCCACCTTGCCCATAAATAGATTGTTCTCGTTTTTCTCCAAACTCTCTACCAATCCAATCACAAAGTAGTTTCCTGTTTGAAATGCATCATCCCTTGATCCGTAACCAATGGTTAATGCAAGGTATGGCCCCTTAATTTCGTCCGACTTCTCATTGTTGAGTAATAGCCTATCGGTATAGGTGGACGAATCGATGTACGTGTTCGCGTCCTTCACCAACTCCGGCCAATACGTATTTGCAGCATCCTTATCTATCTTGATTATTTTTGGTGGTGTGTGCTTAACATAGGTTCCTGTTGTTTCCAATCTCCACACCAGCATCACAGCGAAATACTTATCCGCTAAAGGCAGGTATCCGGGGTACCCTCCATTTGGAAAGTCAGCAGCCGTATAAGTGTCACTTCCAGTGCTTACTATCCAGTTATTGTGGCGCTGCAATACGTGTCCGTTGTACACATTGTCTCCTATAATCAGGAAGAGATGCGACTCAGTATTGTTGTAAATCAACAAAGCCACATCCTGCGCGTTGATCTTTTGCCATTTGAACTTGAAATCCGATTGCCAATTTGCGGCTGTAAACTCACACAATGCCGCCCCATCAATTCGATGCACTCCTGTATCAACTTTTGTGGCGAAGATTTCATACGTGTCTGCGTCAGCATCTTTAATGAGCAATAACCACCTAGAGGTGTCTGTTTTGGTGGCTCCCTGCTCTTTGTACTTGCGTTCGTGCCAATACGCACTCAATACGGTGGAATCGTCCGCGCTTGCTAAGTCCTGCGAAATAGACATTGGATACCCCTTCGCTTTGTTGTTGCCACTCTCGATCGGCTTCCATAGTGGAGACTCTTTTAGGGCACCATAGGGCACTAGATTTTTGATCGTGGCGCATAGTCCATCAGGGCTTTGCGTTGGCTCCACCTGCGTCTCTATGCCAAGGAAAGGGATGTTTGCTGTCTCCATGTGAAATTATATGCCGGGTAGGTTGTGTACTCTTACTCTTAAAGTCTTGTTTTTCGCTGAGGTAATCGCATTGAACCTCACCTTGCCCATGGATTCTTTGTAATCTATGTCGCGCACAGATGCCCACTCATACAGCCCTTTCAGTTTCCACCACTCACGAAGCACGTAATTAACTATCGCCCTACGGATGAACTGCTGCACCATCGTGTATCTGATCTGCTCATCTTCCAATCCCTGAATGCTGAAAATCACATAGTCCGGCACTCCTTTGTCTAACTTCTCCCCTTCGTTGTGCTGTCTGTTTACAATCTGATCAGTGCTGATCTCTTGGTCGTTTGGACTTGTCAACTCTCCCGTATCGTTAGGATCGTAGGTGTCCGGGTCTTCCCACTCTGCATAGTAGGTCAAAGCATCTAATCCGGTTTCGGTATAGTGCTTCACTAGGTCAGCATCATTGGCGATCTCTGCACATGCATCCATGGCAAACGAATGAATCTGTGGAATCTCTTGATCGGATATTGCAAAGTCATCCTCATGCATGTCCGGCTTCACTTTCACCTGAATGTACGACTGCCTCTGAATCTCATCGTAGATGTCCTGAAGGTCAAGTCGGGTGATATTTTTTATGTCAGTTGCCATAGTGGTTATTCCGGTTTAAATCCTTGTAATTGCGCTCCCATTAACTGCCCGGCTGATTGCAGCGCCATATTGGCTGCATCGTATTGGCGTAGATACTTGAGCACCCTCGATGCGCACACGTCAATCACCGCGTCCAATAGCTCTTCCGGCATTTCTTCCGGCTTCAATCTAGGCACGTATAGGAATGATTCGATTTCATCATTGGTGCTCTGCGCTCGGAATAGTTCGATCATCGCCCGTGATTGGGGTGTGTTGACATCACTTGTTAATTTCACCAATGCCGCGTAGTTTGCTCCTATTCGATAGGTGCCTGTAGCCTCCGAGTCTGTTTGTTCGGGTAGTACAATTATGTCTCCGGTAGCTAGTGTAAGTCCTCCCACCGCTTGCCCGTTGTAGAATGAAGTGATCGTTTGATTTCCTGAGTAGCGTTTGATCACCTTGTACCTATTGAACTCATCCTGAACGGCTGTAGGTGTGGCTAATGTCGCGCTAGATGTTGCTCCGGTTAGTACATCATGGCCTCTTCCGGTTATGTCAATTGATCCACTTACGGTATTCAGTATCAAATATCCGGCAGCTACCTCCTTCACCTTTGCCGTAAATGCATCCGCTCCACTCACCGCTCCCGATCCGTTCACCGTCTCGCCGACTACAAATGTACCTGTGATAGTGCCCGTCACCTTCAGTATGTAGTCATCAAATGGACCATACGATGCAACCGGCTTGTATACCGATCCTCCGGTGTGTTTGTTTCCCTTTTGCATCCGATATTCGGGTGACATAGGAGAAATTTGTTCTCTCACCTCTCTTGTCCAAGAGTCCAGTTTCAGGGAAATGAATCGAAGATAGTCCTGCGGACATACCACCTGTACCGATAAGTCAACAGCATCATAGATGAGTCGTGTATCCACGTCATTCACATAGTCACCGTGGTACATCTTCTTGTCCGACACGATGATCGGATAGAGAAAGTCCTCACGGGCATTACGTATGACGAAGATGGCCGACATATCTAACTCATCGTCAATAGTGGCAATAGGGTCTTCGAGTGCTGTGCTACCACCTACCGTGCTCGATGCTACGGCAAATTCGTCCACACGAACCGATACCCTTTTCTTGATCCATTCCCTGTCTCTGGTTTTCATATCTCGCTCAGATTACGCGGTATATAATCCTTGAAGGTTGGGGCTCTGAAAGATCACCTTCCCTTGGTTTTCTTTGAGCCATGCGTTGATCTTGGCGCTGGTATTCACCAAGTCCTTGCGCACTTTAAACTGCTCATTGAGGTACGCACATGCATCTTGGATGGTGTTCACCTCTTCCTCTGTTACAATCACGGCAGGTTGTTCGACTGGTGCATCATCCGTTTTCGTAATAGTTTCTGCTGTGGTCCTTCCTACCTCCTTTTCATCGGCGACAAAGAATCGCCTTCCAAAATCGGGGTGCCGCTTTAGTGCTTCGATTACATCGGCATTGTCCGTTACAAACATGCCGGGTGTCTTCACACCATCTCCGGTGTTGAGTCCTCCCTTGAACTCGATTCCGCGTTGTTCTCCATTGACCTTGATGTTCATCTTAACCCTGGTCATTTTGTGCTCAAATCGCACACGTTTTCTTACAATTTCCATTGGAATGTATTTTAGTAGTTTATCAATAATTAAGTCGGGGAAATACCCCTTTAGGCAATTATCTCCTAGCATGGTGCCTCCATAATTGGAGTATGCCCAAATATTTTGTTCGCTCTTGATGTCCACCAGTAGTGGCTCATTTGATGGTGGCGATACCATCCGATGTGTGTATCCGGCTCCCTCAGCTATTTTCTGAGAAGAGGAATCCAACCCACTGTTCTTGTGATCTTCCCAAAAATGTAGTGCGCCATCTTTGGCGAAGTGCTCTATCATGTTTCGAGCGAACATTCTTCCGGCACCCAATGATGTGGCTCCTGTGGTGGTGTATATCTTGGCCGCTTTTGTTGCCGTATCGTAGAAGGTCACCTTGTCGGATCCAAGAAAGTTTGGTTTGTCGGCTAGTAGCGGTAGGATAAAATCAAAGTACTTGACGGATACTATGTCATCGCTACCGAGTAGCATCGCATAGTCCCACTTTTCTTGTAGGGCATTGAATAGCCCGATGTTATGCTTTCTTCCTAGCGGTAGGTTTTCTGCCTCGCACCACTTCACTCCATACCTATCGCACAAAGGTTTCATGTCCTCTTCGGATAGCACGGCATAGGGAATGATCGTCACACCCTTCTTCTCAAAGTGCTTACGAACCACCTCTAACTGCATGAAGCATAGCTCAGTGATTTCAGGTCTTTTCCAAAGTTGTGTGTATACAAGTAGTCTCATTGGTGTGTGGTAGGATGGTTTCTAAATGAAAAAAGAGAGTCTACACCAAGTTCTTCGGTAAGACTCCCTTTTATTCATCAACATTTCAACACTTGAAAACCAAGATTAGGTTGCCAAACTTGGTGTCCAGATTGCGTGTACTCCACCGGATCCACCATAGCGTGTGCTAATCGTGAAGTCCTCAGTGATAGCCACGGCATCTGCCACTCGGCTTTGGCCTGATTCCATCAATTTCAAAGGAGTAGAAGTCATAGGAAGCATACTTGCTTTCACTACTTGCTCCATGTCCAAGAAGATGCCTTTTGAGTCCCATCCGTACTGATTTAATGTCTTCGACAATTTCACATGTACGCCACCTGGTAGGTGAGAGGATACCAACTTGGTACATCTGATACCGTGGTAGATCACATCCTCGCGGCTCATCACATTTTTGTCATAAGCGATCTTATCAAGCGCACTGATCAAGTCAGAACCCGCAAGTAGTATGCGCTGATCTGAACCTGCCGCACTCTCGGTGATCACCTGCAATGCATCAATGATGTTCGCTAGGGTTACTGATACTTCACCTGCTCCGGGACCGTATTCGATTTCCTGAGAGATAGAGTTCGTTACTCCACCTAATGTCCAGTGCTTCTCCGTTCCTACGGTATATTGGCTTCTTACACCAAACAATACGGCACGTTCCATAGCAGATCGTAGTTCGTACAGCTTCTCCATCTTTCGATCTTGGTAGCTATAACCACTCTCTGTGCTAGTTTGTGTTTCTAACAGTGATCGCGAAATCTCCGTCATAAACGTCTGCACGTAGTTGTAGTCAGTCACAGGTATGGATTGGCCGGTAGCATGGCGAATGTCTAGTTCCGCTTTTGACGGAGCAATTCTTCGCAATACCGTATTATCCGCTAGGGACGGTAGTCGCTGCGTTACCGCACTCGATACTACTACTCCATTAGATGCTGTTACTGTAATCGTGGATGCGCCTACTGCTGTGACGTGTAGTTGCAATGGATTACTATCACCCCCGGTATATCCGTCTACAATAATAGTATCATCAATGTCCCACATGCTCACGTTATCCACAGTCAATGCTACGCTTGCGTCCCCGGAACCATTAGCTGCTGTAAATGCTGCGCCAAGCTGGTCTGTCCAAGGTTTGTAGGTTACTGTTTCAAATAGGTGCTTCCTGTTGGTGGCCTTTTCGGTCTTACCAATAGTTCGCAACCATGTGTCAAGTGCATATTCGTCCGGCTTTATCTTAGTTACAAACTTCGATACCGAACGCTTCAAGTGCTCCGAGTTAGCCCCGTCTATCGACTCAATAGTCGATGGATTGGCTATAATCGCAGCAGAGCTCACGCTATTCAAGCCTACATACCCGATCAATAGAGCGGGTGCCAGCCAAGGAATAGCAAATGCCAGAATCATTCCGACTACCGTCAAAATACTTCTGTGTTTATTAAACTGCTTCATCTTTGTTCAAATTAAAATTTACTCTTTGCTGGGACACTTACTTTATGCCCAAAATGCCGTACAATTCCTTCGATCCATCATTGGCATACGTCACCGCTTGCTTCTTGATAATCGAGTTTGCCTGTTGAGAAGGTCTTCCAATGCCGTCTCCGGTTCGCTTGAAAAACTTCTTCTGCACAGTAATTTTTTCATTCAGCCCTTCTACCTTGCCCTGTCGCTTTGCAGCATCCACGTCTGCGTCTTTAGTGAGTCCTTTGTGAACTAGCTTCACCAAGTCAGAGGTGATCTTGCCATTGGAGATGTCGTTGAAATGTCGAGTAAGCTCCTCGCCTATCTTCGCTCTCATCTTCACATCCGGCACACTTGTTTCAAAGAACGTCTTCACCTCCTCTGTACTCCTCGCTAGGTTCTGCTCCTTCTCAGCTAGTCGCTGCTTTTTCTGTCTGGTTTCGAATACATAGTCTTCGTATCCATCTTCACCCGGCTTTGGCACCACATCGTTCGGATCAAGTCCTGCTTCAAGTAGTGCTTTCATCACACTCTTACCTTGAGCCAATTGCTCTAGGAATATCTTCACCTCCGGGTTTTCATTGGTGATCTTGGTGAGTTTTTGATCGTACTCATGGTACGCCTTCAAGTTGTCCAACGCGGCATTCACCGCTTCATCAATCGCTTCGGGAGAGTTAAATTCCCCTTCAGGAAATACCTCTTTCAATCGATCTGCATACTCAGGCGCTTTCCAATTTTCGTTTTCGGCTACAGGCTCAGGCTGTCCTTCTGCCTCTTGCATCTCATACCCGGCTGCCGTCAGTTCGGCTATTTCCTCTGCTGTGAGTTCTCCACCGGCATCATTCTTCGCAATCAATTCGTCCACTCGCTCTTGAGAGGGTGCATCTACTTCTTGTGCTACTTCCTCTACTACAGGTGCCGCCTCTTTGGTTGGAGCCACACCGAGATGTGCATCCAATAGCTCATCAATGTCTCTGTACGCCACTTCTTCTCCTGGCGCGATGCTTACTGCTTCTATGTTTTTCTCGTCAGACATAATAGATAATATGCTTATTTGGCATAAATGTAGAAGTTTCACTCAAGTATTTAGGATAGATTAGGCATTTCTTTTTGCTATTTTATACCTTTGTGATATGTTTGCAATTCCTATCATATTCCTATGACATACCGAGTAGATTTTTTTAAGCATACCAAGAAAAAAGGTCGTGTCAATCGAAAAACTACCAACTACGGTGATCACAAGTACGACTCTCTGGCAGAGGCCAAGTATGCTGAGGATCTGGATTGGCGGCTAAAAGCGGGTGAAATCAAAGCATGGAGCCCTCATCCAAACCTGCACTTCTACTTTATTGATCCGGTCACCGGCGATCGCATTCACTTGTTCGATTACAAGATCGACTTCATGGTAGAATACCATAATGGAACCATAGAGTATGTGGAGTTTAAGTCCTCATGGACGAGCACGTTTCAGGAGTTTCGGTTCAAGTGGTCCATAGTAGACAAGCTGTGGAAGTACTCCGACTATGCTGAGTGTGAAAAGAAAATTGTAATCGGATAACCAAAACCAAAAATGAACACCTTCCAAATTAACAAATACACCTACGCTGAGGATTCCAATGGAATCATTCGGCAGATCAATCCTGAGCCATTCACCTACAATGAGAACTACATCTCGTGCTATGACTCACCCAACTATAAGGAGAATGACCTTCGACTTCAGGTGATTAGATACAATCTGATTGCCGGGCACATTCCTAACCACTCTGAGAAATCACTGTTGGACTATGGATATGGACGAGGTAGCTTCTTGAAGTACGTGACCGGGCAGTTTAAGGAATTGTATGGATACGACATTAATGGTACTGAATTACCGGAAGGTGTAAAGCCAATTAGTAGAATCGCTCCTGACATCATCACCATGTTTGACGTGTTGGAGCATCTGAAGCTCAACCCGTATCCCTTTCCATACAAGCCGGAATACTTTGTGATCTCTGTGCCAAACAGACCGAATCTTGGGCAAATGGCTACATGGAAGCACCTAAAGCCAAATGAGCATATCAACCACTTCAACAAGGAATCATTGACAGCCCTGATGATGTCGTGGGGATATGAGGCTATCGTGACTGGTTATTTTGAAGATGTGATACGAGTCGGAGCGCCAAACAACATATTGACTGGAATCTTCAAGAAGAAATCAATATGACCAGGCTGATTCTCATAAACGGTGGACACAGAACGGGTAGCACATTGACATACAACATTGTCAGAGAGATGTGTCTTCTAAATCATTTGCGAGTCAACGTCATACAAACATCAAATACTAAACGCAGGGATTTTGAGGATTACGATGTGGAAATATCTAAGTGCCATAATTATGTCCCTAGAATTAGAAAAGCTAATGTGGACGCTATTTTCAATTTTAGAAATCCACATGACTCTGTGGCTAGTTGGGTAATGTATCTCAAAGCAGGTGGATTAAATCCGAAACTATTATCTGATGGTTTAATTGACATTGATAAGATTATAGAATCAGTAAGGCAGGATCAGAAAGCGGTAAAAAGGGCTAGAGAATCCTACTCTTTACTGATAGGATATTACAGCCTGTTTACTGACATGGATGGATGTATTCAAAACATCTCAGCGCATCTTGGCATACCTGCTGATGCTAGAATTAAACGAGAAATAAGCAGACGTTTGGAGAGATATACTGTGAATCAAGAACTCGAAGCGGATCCTGTGACTCAGTTAAGAAAACACCACGTATCGGTTAATGGTGGAAGACCAGGCTCATTCTTTTCACTAGATCAACTTACACAAGAGAAGGTAAATCAAGTATTCGGTCAGTATATAAACTACTAAATAATGAAATCATGGTAATTAGAATAGTACCCGGCATTGGAGACATCTATTGGTTGATGCGCAAGATAAATGGCATGAAGGTGGACATTGAAATATGTGCCGATAAAACCAAGCGAGGCATTCAGCTTTTCGATGTAATGGAGCATTCCTTCACTAGTGTGAAGTATGGTGACTTTTCAGGTGGTGAAGTATTGCAGAAAGCAGACTATTGCCCACGATGGGAAAACCTGAAAGACAAAGACATCATCTACCTGAGCGCAAACAAATGGCTGGATGAGGGAAATCGTATTGAAAAATTCCTACCGGACCTACCTCTCTTGAGGCCAACTATCAAGCTAGGTAAATCATTTACTGATCCTGCCAGTATTCTCATTTACACTTCTTCAAAAGACAACACACGCGTGTCTAAACTATGGGGAGTGGATGAGTGGCATGAGTTCATCAATCTCTTCCCGAAGAATCAGAAGTTCACCATCACCGGAGCGACATACGACTTTGATCTGATGGAGGCATTGATATTCAAGAATAGTGACCGTAAGATGAAGCTGTGCTTTGATCGCAAACTAATGGATGTTCTAGCATCCATCAAAACAGCTAAGTGCTTTCTCTCCCGTGCTTCCGGCCTTGGCATATTAGGAGAATCAGTTGGTGGCAGAGTGTACATGATGTATCCTCAAAAGGAACAACCATTGATCACCAGTTGGCCGGACAAGTCTAGCATAAGCAGTAATAGGTATTTCGGCACAACTAATATTACACCTAAAGAATTGTACAAGATGCTAATGGATAAGAAGTGGGTGTATAAACAGTAATATTAACGACCAAGGTATGGTTATGTGAGCCGCCATACCAAAGTCACCTATAAGCACAATAATATCAAAGGCTCATTAACTATACCGCATGTTAGCTTTTCGTTTTCGTGCGGTTGAAATTTAAAATTGAAAAATGACATACGAAGTAGTTGAATTATTAGCAGATGGCTTACCAAATGGATTTGGTGTAACCGTAAGAACAGAGCCAAGAGGGAAAAGAAAGATGTTGACCGATGGAAATAAAATATCTAGGTATATCACAAGGCAAGATGCTGAGAAAGCAGGGCGTGATTTTATTGCCAAATCAAGCGTTGGCAAATGAAAGCTAACGTTAATGATAAACTCCGTTTTTGACGGGTAAAGGTAAAAAATTATGAAAGTAAGTAAAGAAGATTTTGAAGTGTTTGACAAGCACTTAGATAAGGATGGTAGTTACAAGTCACTAGGTAATGGTAGATGGTACAATCATGAGATGTATCAAGAAGCTCTAGTCAAAAATGGAGATTTATCTAGTGTTACCACACGTAATTGGTTTGAGAGGCTTCCGCTTCATTGGCGGTACTTGTGGTATATGATTGGAGGCATTTTATGAATACAAACAATGTGATTGAAGTAGCCGAAAAGCTATACTATAAAGCAAACCCAACTACAAGAATGGATGTGCCTTCATTTGCTTATGAACAAGTTGAAAAAGCTAATTACCGAAGATTAGCAGCAAATTCAGAGTTGAGTTTGTATGATTGGTGTAAATGGGAACTGTACAAAAATGACCGCTAACGGCTGACGCTATACGAAGGCAGGGGTTAAGATGCACTCCCTTTCAGCCTTGAGGCGGTATAAATAACGAAAAAATATGATGACAGCAGAAGAATTTTATAACAAGCACTACCAATATCCACAATCGCAAGTGGATCAAGTCACAAGAGAATCAGCGATACATTTCGCTGATGCCTACAAACAGCACATACTAGCCTCAGATGGGGATTTAGCGAATGTTAGGATTTTGTTGCCTGACATTCTAAATGGCATAAAGACGGCAACTCCTGAATTACTTCCAAAGGAATGGATTCAAAATGAAGATATTAACGGTAATTATATGGGCGGATTCTTGACTGGCGTGAGGTGGGTAGAAAGCAAAGGCAATAAATCCTAACGGCAAAGTGTATCTGTCAGGTGGGCATTTAAAAGCACTTACCTTTCGGATAGCACTAAACTAAATTAAAAACACGGCACTTGGGTTTAACGGCTAACCACCACTTGCAGATACACAATGTTAGCCACAGTTTTTATTATGAAAATATATAAATTCCAAGATACAGTAGATGGTAAATTTGCTTTTATAGTGGCGAAAAATCAAGGTGAAGCGACTAAAGTTCTGCAAAACTTAACATCTATACCTTTTAAATTTGTCGAAAGCAAAACACCTGAAGAACTTAATAGACCAATAGTGCTAATGAATACGATACTTCCGTTTTAAATGGTGGCTAACGGCATCTGCTTTGCGAATTGGCGGTTTTGGAACACCACAGCTTCAATTTAGCAATGCCGTTCAATAGAATTACAAGGGTTCAAAATAGCACTTCACCCGCCATTTTGCAAAGCAAGTGTTAGCGGTTCGGGCTTCTCCGCTTTTAGAAGTCCACAAATATTTACAATTATGTCAGAAAAGGAGAAAGCACAAGAACTTGTGGAAAAGTTCAAAGATTACGTTCACGGATATGTTGGCAGTTCAATGCTTACAAACCACGAATACCCAGAACAGATTTTATCGCAAGCAAAGAAAGTTGCTACTATGGTAGTAGATGAAATATTGCAAGAAATTAGTCACGGAAGAAAACTTGACTGGATTCACGAACGAAAAGAAGGTCAAGAGTATATTGTCTATTTGGCAAAGGTTAAAGCTGAAATTCAGGATGTCGTTTTAGCCTGACCGCTAACGTTTTGCAGCTAAACGAGGTGGCTGATTAATACCTCGAAACTCAATTAAAAGCACAATGGATAATTTAAACAAAAAACTTTCAGACGAAGCACAAAACCAGCCATCTTGTTTAGGTGCTGTTATGCGTAGTTGTTATTTCTGCCAATTTTTTCAGCACGAAGAAATAGGAGATAGCGACTTTGGTGGTGTGTATGCAGAAAATCCAAGTTGTTCAAAATACTTTGATACTGACGAAGAAACAGAAGAAGATATACCAAACTTTGACCGAACAATAGAACGTGATTGTTGCAAGTTGGATTTTTGGAGAGTAGTAGAAGTAGATAAAGATTTGTCAGAAAAATTGGCAATAGAGCAAGATAAAAACGAAGGTAGCTTTTCGGAAACGTATGAGTTGTTTAAAGTGCGTTACAATTACGCATAACGTACGAGTATAGCCTATGTGGCTTTAACGATAAAATATTGAAACTATGAATACTATTTTCAAAAGCCATAGAGGCTATACAATGTTAGATGATGGCTGCTTTAAGGGGCTTGGCATCCGACAAAAAGAGATACTTAAGTTTATGGCAATTGATTCTGCCTTCATTGTCGAAACACTTGATGTATCAGATGCTTCATTCTCATTTGTTTTACAGGACATTGACGGCAATGATCACATGGATTTAACCTATCAGCAATTTGAATCGCTTAAAAATCGAGATATTTTCGATTCGTTCAATGTGACAAAATCTGTGCATCTGATACAAACGCAATTTCAATTGAAGGCAGATATTAGGTGGAAGGCAGCTTGCATCTAACGTTCGAGTATATGCGTTCGGGCGGGATTATTAACCACAACACTTAAATAGAATGAAGAAAGATGAATTAAACACAAATGCTGATACGGGGCAAGTCGCCCCGCCTGACGCATATACTTTGTTACCTGCCGTGCTTTTGGATGACGAAGGTTATCCAACGGAGGAATGGCTGCAATTCCTTAAAAACTACAAGCCTGATGAAAGTTTGCCTTTGCTCACTTTTGTTAAAATGATACTTGTTGATGGATGGTACATGTCTGATTGGGGATTTAAGCTAAGTAAGAAATACAAAGGCAAACACAAACTTGAATTACATACAGGCGGATGGAGTGGTAATGAAGAAACGATTGCAGCCATTAAGTCAAATATGTGGCTCACTCACTTTCAAATGAGATACGTTATGTGGCGA